AAGAAAAAAACTAGGAAAAGAAAAGTATAATTGGAAAACACAACAGAAAGAACTACAAAAAAAAATCAACGAATTATATTATGAAATACATAAAAGAATACAAAAAAGAAAATAAAACCTTTCTTTATGATTATGATTTATTAATGTTTCAATACAAAAAGTTTTTAGCAATGTCTAATGAAGAATTTATTGACAATATATTAGACGCAGTACATTTTGCATGTTATGTTTCTTATGTAAAAAAACTCGACACAGAAGAAACTTTGTCAGATACAGGTATCATACACGAGCTCGTTCATTTAACAAAAGAAAACACAAGGCCATACCAAGATATCAATAAGACAAGGAAAAAATTTAACAAATTGTTGAAAGTCTCAAAAAAAATACCTAACTTGTAACAATATCGTATGTAAATGATTCAACCAATAAAGCTTCTAACCGAATTTAACAAGGCGTTTTCCGTGCCTGTTAATAGGAAGCCGACTCTCATTTCCAACGAAGAATTCAAATTAAAAATAAATCTAATCAAAGAGGAATTGAATGAGTATGAAAATGCTTGTTCAGAGGAAGATATTACAGAGGTTTGTGACGCAATAGTGGATTTAGCCTATGTAATGTACGGAATGGTTGTTCAACATGGTTTGTCAGATGTTTTTGACGACATGTTTGAAGAAGTTCACAAATCTAATATGAGTAAATTAGAAAACGGTAGAGTATTAACCAGAAGTGACGGAAAAATTATGAAAGGTTCAGAATACTTTACACCAGACTTAAATCAATTTATAAATGGATGAAATAGAAATATTTATTGAAAAGGTTTTAGGTTATAAAACTTGGAGCAATAGAAAGAAAATAGATTCTTTTTTAGAATACGATTGTAATATGTACACAAACTTGGGAATTGATTCAACAAAAACAGAAGTAATCAATACCAAACGTAAATCAAAAAAACTTTACAAAGCTATTCAGAAGATTGACGCAGAACAAGGAAAAAAGCTTTTGTATTATATGGATTAGAATATGGCAATACAAACTCGAGAGCAGTATATAGTTCGTGTTTTCAATAAGATGCACGGCAAGCTTGACTCTGCTTTTGAGGATGCTTTCGATGGAGATTTTGATAATTGTAAGAATACTATCAATTCTTTGATTTACGAATTGAAAGACTTCAAAAAATCTATGGAAGCATGATGAAAAAAAGAGTAAGAATCACGCCACAGGAGGCAAGAGCACTCGGTATAACGCCAAAAAAGACAGAAGAAGGAAGGAACACATTCAGGACTTACTTAAATTCTGATCAACTTTCAAAGCTTAAAGAAATAAAACACAAAGGAGTTGTTGCTTTTTGTGAGGAAAGAGGCATTGACTTTAATAGTGTAAAAGAATATTGGGATAAGACAAAAGAATACTCTATACGAGTTAGACCTGAAATCTTATCGTATTCAGATATTTGTGCAGACATAGTTAAGGAAATGGACGCACACTCTCCTAATTATAAAACAATTAAGAGAAAACGCAATAAAGCACCTCATCTGCTCGTTTTAGACCCTGCAGATATACATGTTGGTAAATTAGCTTCTGCTTTTGAAACAGGAGAAGATTACAATACAGAAATAGCAGTTCAAAGAGTAAGAGAAGGTGTTGAAGGGATATTAAACAAATGTTATGGGTTTGATTTAGAAAAAATAGTATTAGTGATAGGAAACGATATTTTACATATAGATACACCAAAAAGACTGACAACATCAGGAACACCACAAGATACCGATGGTATGTGGTATGAAAACTTTATGAAAGCAAAGACATTGTATGTTGAAATCATTGAAAAATTAATGAATATTGCTGATGTGCATGTAATGTACAACCCATCAAATCATGACTATACAAATGGTTTCTTCTTGGCTGATGTTATACAGTCTTGGTTTAGAAAAACTCAAAATGTAACATTTGATTGTTCAATAACACATAGAAAATATTATCAATATGGTGGTAATTTGATTGGCACAACGCATGGTGATGGCGCGCGTGTCGCTGATTTGCCTTTACTAATGGCAGTTGAAGCTAAAGATATGTGGGCAAAATGTAAGCATAGATATGTTTATACACACCATGTACACCATAAAAACGCAAAAGATTATACAGGCGTTACAGTAGAAAGCTTAAGAAGCCCTAGTTCTGCTGACTCCTGGCATCATAGAAATGGATATCAGCACAACCCAAAAGCAATAGAAGGGTTTGTTCATCATCCAGAACATGGTCAAATAGCAAGATTAACACATATATTCTAATGGAAGATTGGACACAAATATCGTTTAGCCTACTCGCGCCTCATGAAGCAATGCTTATTGGTTATGAAATGATTGCACCAAATGAAAATCAATACTGGTATACATTTGCGTTGCATTTGTTTTTCGTAACTCTTAGGTATGAATGGGGTTATGGAGATAGCCCATATCAATAAAATTTTGTATATTTGTACAGAGTTTTTAAATTGTGGAGTCCTAAAATCTATATATTAGTCGTATACACTCCATAATGTTTTCATCATGAAAACCCCTGCAATCGTGGGGGTTTTTTTGTTATTTTTACTTAATGCAACCAGAGAATAAATTTTATTGTAGTAGAGAGCCACATGATTCAGAGGTTTTAATCATAAAAAATTTGTTATTAAAAATAGATTTGAAAGAATATCTACAAGATAACTTCATATATATTCTAATGAAAGATACTGGTGACTTTGAAATATTGTCTTTCGAGAATGACTTTGTATTCCTAGCATCCAAAGAGCTTAAGGTAACAAATAAAATGGCTATAGAGTATTTGATTGAGAAGGTAGAGATAGATCAAGCAGTAAACAAAGTGTTATATGAGAATAACATAGGAAAATACAAAAAATTCAAAGCTGTAAAAGACGAAAAGCTGACGAGAAAGGGCGTCAAGAAAGTAATGTCTAACTTCTCTGTCTACGCTTCGGACTTACCAGAAGCCACAAAAACACTGCAAGATATAGGTTATTTTAAGTATCTTTACTTGTACGATGTATCGAAGAAAGAAGAATAGACAAATCACACGGCACAAAAAAACAAAGATAGACGGCATAGAGTTTCAATCTAAGCTTGAATCACATATGTATCTGCTTTTGAAGTCAGAAAAAATACCAAATGCGTATGAAGGGCAAAAGTTCACAATCATTGACGGCTTCGACATAAACTTTTCATCTTACGAAAAAACTCCTAAAAAAAAGTTTTTACATGACAAAGGACATAAAAAAATACTACCAATAACATACACACCTGATTTTGTAGACACAAACGTACCCCCAAGATATATAATTGAATGTAAAGGGAATCCCAATGAAAGATTTCCAATGGTTTGGAAGCTTTTTAAGAGGTATTTAAAGAACAATAATATAACTGCCGACCTATTTGTTCCAAGAAATCAAAAAGATTGCTTAGAGGTTATAAAAATAATCAAAGAAAAATATTTTAATTAGGCTCGTTCAGAGGTTCCTTACTACGTTTCTCTTTTTGCTCCTCTAAAGTTTCCCAATACCTTGAGAAATTTGTTTTCATTTCTGGGTCTGGTCTGGATTGAGATTCTCCACTTGCTTGTGATGTTGTTGTGTTAAGGTATTTTTCTAATTGTCTATACATTTTTTCTGCAATTCTATCTATTTCAGCGTTAGGAGCACCAGGTATCAAGTTTAAACTCGATGCCATTCTCATAATAAATATAGTAGCTATTGCTTGGTCAATTTTTTCGTTTATAGCTGGGCTACCAGTGCCTACATATTGAGTCTGAGTTGCTCCACCAGGAACTCTTTTTGATATCTGATTTTTCTCCATCAAATTAAGTGCATTCTTGATTTTAGTCCACTGATCACCTACTATACCTAGCAAACCTAAATTTTCTTCCAATACCTTTCTAACTCCACCAAAATCGAATTCACCTTCTGCATTATATAAATCTTCAGACGCAAACTCTAAAAATATTTTAGAATCTTTTTCTATAATACCATATTCTTGCGCTGTGTGATTTATCATACCAAAAGCAAAATCGTAAGCCACAGGTGGGAAAACGGTTGGGTTTAGCGTTTCAATAACATCACCAAACACACCCCTTATTATATTGTTATTTTTTGGACTAGCATCAGACTTATTCTGGTAAGTATTCATATAGGTTTGAAGCAACTCTAAATTTGGAGCAAAGTCTTCACCTATGTAATGGTCTTGGTAAAGTCTATAGTAAGCATTCAACCCCTCTATAGTATTTATTTCCTCAACAGTCATGTCCTTGAATCTCTCATCAAGTTTATTCATGAATGCCCTGTCATCTATTGGAAGAAGCGTTTCAAATAATACACCAGTCAACCCTCCTTTTCTTTCTATTTCTTCTTCATCAAAACCTAAAAGAACTGATGCTAAATTCCCATACAATACAGCACCTAATCCTGTTTTGGTTGCCTGGAAGGTTGCTATTTCAGCCCCAATACCAAGCATCGTTCTGTAAGCAGCGTCTCTTTGGTCTTGTGGTAAACTTTCATCCATATATATAGAATATTGAGTCCAGAACTGTGTTTTGGCGTTTATCTGGAACTTTGCAAACGGATACAAGGTTTGTAAAGCCATTTGCGTACCTGTGTTATTATCCTTATATAAGGGTGCTTCAGTCATGTCACTACTAGGTCTCATAATTTCTTTTACAATGCCGTCTGCGTAGTTAATAGCACCTATGTCAGGATTTTCATTTTCTTTAGCCCACCATTCTTTTCTTGCTTTGGTTCCTGCTGGGTATTTAGAACCATTTCTAATTTTGAAATCTAAATAATGACCTAAGAAAGAAGCATTAGCTGCTACCTTATCTGTTCTTGCCAAGAAAAAATTCAATGATAATTCAGCGTTACTTTGAATGACATTCATAAGCTCATCAAATGTATACTTACTAGGAACAACTCCGTATTTACCAAAGAAACCAGCATCTAAATTAAACTTTGTCTCATAGTAAGATATATCTAGTCTTTGGTCTTGACTTAGTGGTAACTCTGCCCTAATAGAATTTCTTAGTGATACTTGTGATTGGTTAAATATATTAGACATGTCACCTATACCAAGTATATCTCTCATACCTTGTGTAATCCAACCACCTCTTTTGCTAGAGTTGGTTAACCCTGCTAAACCTACTGAAAAGTACATCATTTTTTTGGTAAAAAACTGCCTAGCTTCTGGAGACTCTGCTCTCAGATAACTATTATTCATAGCACTATAATACTGCTGAGTCGGCTGAGTCAAAGAACCAAGACTTACAGCACTCGCACCAGTAAACAATGTGTTCACAGTTTTTGCAAAATTCTTTTTGAACTCTGCAAACGCACCTTCACCATCTGACCATTCTTTCCATAAGTTCTGGTCTCCAAAATCTGTGTATGGATTTCTACCTTGATTAACTTGATAATTAAAGTCATTTTTCATTTGGTCTGCAAAGAAAAACTTAAACAAATCATAATCTTGTTGGTCTTCAAATAGACTCGCAAATTCTGGATTATTGAATAAATAAACTAAAGTTTCCATGTCCTGTCTACCAGTTGCATCTATCTTACTACCCTTCAAAGAAAGAACTGAGTTTCTCAAGAAACCACCAAACTGTAATCTAAATCCTGTTCCTTCATAACTATCTGGTGTGGTTGCAAACTGTAAAGCACCTGCTGTGTTTATTGGAACACCTTTATAAAACCCTTGACTTGCAGGGTCTCCATACATATCATATTTTCTTGTTGGTGTCATCCATGTATCAGGGCCATAAGAATCTGTTAAGAATAATGGTAAATAGTTATCGAAGTTCGTCCATTCTCCTCCAAAACCATAAACTCTATTTTTTGCGTCTTGCTCTCCGTCTTTGAAATGACCCTGCAATCTTGTAATAATCTCAAGATTATAACTTTCAGCAAACTGAGTTACGTCTTCAAAGCTTTTCGCATCAAAGAACCTAAGTTTGTTGGTTGCATTCAGCAGTAACTCATATCTTCTTTTAGCTTCAGTTTTGGAGTATCTAGACTCACCACTCAAGAATGCTCCGTCTGCTTCTCTCCTTCTTAAATCTAGTTCTTCTTTTACAACTTTTTGATATCTCTGGAACTCAGTTGTCGAAACTCCATCAAGATTTATCCTTGCCAATCCTGCAAGTAAACTCATTTCGTAATCATCTTCTATAGTAGCACTTTTGTAATCTGTTTTATTTAAAAAGAATTTACCTTTGTTTTTTTCACTCACATAATAGTTAAATAAATCATTATATATATCATTAGATTGTTTTGTTGCTACTGATATTTTTCTATTGATTTCTTCATATAAGTTCGTCCAAGGTGAGGCAATATTTCTATCTCTTATTAAAAGTTGTTTTAATATATCTTTTGTTGCTACAGCCTGCTCTTTGAAACCAAGTGGCTTTGCATAAAACTTTAACATAGCTCTCCTGAACATCTTACCCCAATTCAATGGGTTAAATCGCGCTCCTCCTGTTACTTTTTCTCCAAAGGGTTGTTGACTTTCTTGTTGAATTTGAGATGATATCTGCATTGCTATATCATAAGAATTTAGTAACGCTTCTATTCTTTGAAACTCAAAATCTTTAAATGTAAGATTCTTTATATCTGCATCTTGTAAAGTTTCAAAAAGCCTCATGATAACTTTACCATTGTGGAAATGTCCGAAGTCTTTTCTGTCAAGGTTTAAATCTCTTTTCTTTCCTCTAAATCTATTGAGGTCAAAAGATTCAATAAATTCATTTGTTTCAGCAGCAGTATATGAGTTTATTCTGTTGAGTATTCCAAGGAGCTTTTCTTGTAAAGCTTCATTCTCTGTTTTTGGGCCTTGCTCGACTGGTGCTGTTGTCTGCTCACCTTCTTGTGTGTTTTCTAAATCTACACCTTCTGGTTTTATTACAAGTTTATTCAGTTTTTCAAGCTCTTGGTCTAAATTTTTTCGTAAATCAAACTTTGCTAAGAATTTTTTATCAATAGGTTTAGTTTCTATTTCACTAACATCAATATTTCCATATGTACGAGCAATATTTCCAACATCAACTGAAGGTATTTCATACGTGTTTAAATAATCTTCTTTTATTTTGAAGTCTAAAACATATAATTCTTTTGCTCTTTCTTCTAGTTTCTCATAAAAATCTTCTTCTGTTAAGTTAGGATTTTCGTCTAGTTCTTGTTCAAAATTCATCTCATTGAAAGCCATAGAAATATAATCTTCTTTAGCTTCCCTAGATAAAAACTCAAATGCACTTGCATCTCCTATGTTAGAAACGATATCTGCCAGCTCCTCTTTTATGGCTTTTATTTTATTCAATGCTAGTATTCTAGCATCAGAACCTTTACTAGTTGCTTGTAGTGTAGCTTCATTTGTCTCTAGGTCAGTCAGAAGATTAAGGAATCTAACTTTGTCTCCCTTTGACATTTTTGATACTAATTGTTTTCTTGACTTTTGAATACCTTCAATCACATTTTTGGATTGCTGTATTAGTTCGGAAAAACTTTTATAACTCGGTAATTCTTTTATGTCTTCCATTTTCGTTCCTTTCTTGAGTTCCGATTGTACAAACTCATCAAGGCTTTTACTAAGAGACAACATTTTTTCTGCCTCACCATAATAATTAGATGTGGTTATGTTTCCTTCAATAAACAAGTCTGCCATTGCTAATGTTTTCTTGTTTTTACCATAACTAACAGCAACACTCATCCCCATTGAAGAAAAAACAGTGTGGTAAGACGTGTCTTGTAGCAACTTACCTAACTCAGCTTGATCGAATTCCCTTTGACCTGTCCAAGCCTCTACCATATAAGTCCATGCAGCAATATTATTTTCTTCTGCTAGTTCATATGTTGCTGCTTTTACAGGCCCTCCTAAAAATTTACTGAATTGATTATTAACGCTTTTGTCAAAGTTTCTTTGTAAATTTTCTGCTATCTCTTTTATTTTTTCTTGGGTCATGGTTTTTGGGTCTATGTTTTTCATAGATTTTTTCCATATACCTGCTTGTCTCAAATAGTTGTATGTGAATAAAGCAGTGAAACCTGTCTCAATACCTGCATTCACTCCTGCTATCGCCCTTATTGCCCAATCTGATGTTTCTAAATTGTTTAGTTCTATTTCTGTAAGAGCTACACCTGATGCTTTTGCTTCTTCAAGCATATTTCTTCTATCGTGGTAACTATATAAAGTTTCTCCATAAGAGTTAACACCTATTGTGCTTAAACCAAAATAAGGGTTTATAAACATAGCTCCTAAATACACCATACTAGTTGAGAACTGTTGATTTGCTAACCACATAAACTCTCCAATAGTATTAGCATCACTAATTCTTGTAGTCCATAACGGTAAATACTCCTCTCTTAATTCTTCTACATATTTCTTATCAAAAGGCCCTGGAGAAAAAGAAGTTGTCATAGGGGGTCCTCCTGGAACAGCCAAAGGATACAGCATTGGTTTATTTAACATAAACTCAATCAATGCTTCATTCATACCAGTAGCTCTTAAAGCATCTCTACTTATTTCTTTCATACTACCACCCATGTCTAAGATTGTAAAATACACATTTTGTAATCCATCTTCAATCCACTCATACGCGTCATCAAAATATCTTTGTGTTGCTTCAAAAGCGTTTTCTCCATCACTACTGTCATAAGGTAAGCCCATTATACCAGAAAAATCTCCATTGTTTCTATCTACAAGTTCTTTTGCTGCTATAACCATTGGAGCTAAAACACCGTAATCTTGTGGGTTTCCTATACTAATTTTTAACTGTCCAGAACGCGCTTGGTTACGCAGACTGGGATCAGTCATAATGTTAAAAAGCTGCTCGTAATTTGCAGGCGCACCGTTGATAGTTATCGCCTCTGTCGGCATATGACTAAATATATCAAATCCATTTTGATTTGCTAATGATGCAAAAATATAAGCCTGTGGCCCATCTAAAGGTATGTCTTTAAAAGCACCATTCATTTTTAAACCAATTCCTGCTGTTTTAGAAGCATTGGTTTTAAGAACTCTTAATCTTTCTACATAATTACTCATGCTTTTTGTAAGTATTTCTCTTACTGTTCTTTTATTGCCATACCTATCTATGATTGTATCGTTTAGATTGTCGGATTGACCTAAAACATTATATAAAGCATCAGCGTCATTTACACCAAACTGATTGTCATAATTTATCTTTTGTAATATTCCATCTTTATCTAACTTTATATTAGGGTCTTGTAATCTTATCTCCACACCAGGCGTTTCAGAGTCTTGCCTCAATTCATTCATCATTTCAATAATTATATTATTGGCTGCATTGTAGTCATATATCAAGCCTCCATTTTTATCTTTATAAGCTTTGTAGAAATCAAATCTATCAATGTCAATACCGATTTCTTTTGCAATGTTCACAATCATATTGTTAGATGCAAAACCTAAATCTTGAAGATTTGCAAGTCTGTTGAAAATATATTCTTGTTTATTTTCTGCTAAAGCATATCCATCAGCAAAAAACTTTGCAGGATTTGCAGTTTTGGTAGCCGTATCAAACTCTGTTAAAAAATTTTCGAATGCCTGTGCGTAAACTTGGGGACGAATAATTGTTTGTAAAACACCAGGAGTGTCAGTTATTTCAGGTGTACCTACCATTTCAAGTAATGTTTCTTTGTCTATTCCGAAAACATCTCCACCATACAATTTAGTTTCCATAACTAAATTTCCTGCAGTATCAAATATTTGTAGTGCATGATTTTGTCTTTCAATACCAGGCACATTAGACTGAACAACAGGTTTTGCCGTATAACCAAACCCTTCAAATTTCATGTTAAAAACCTCTGCTGCATCAGGTGCTTCCATCAGCATAAAATTAACATCAAGGCTTCTTGCCATGTTAACAAATGTAGAGTTTTCATTATAACTAAAATCATAAAAAGGGTCAACTGTAAGTAGGTGATTTGCCCTCATTTGCCTAAACGCTAATTGATATGTTTTGTCTTTTGCAAATAACTCCACATTATCATCAGATATTCCTAAAATCTTGTTTGATTTATATAACCTATCAAGTTCTCTTTTGTATTTTTCTTGTAGACCTGCTGAACTATAAGATAAAGACGTCCTTGTGGTAGCACCACCATCTAACTCATCTAGGCTTTTTTCACCATTTATAACAGCCTCAATATCCTCATCTGTGTAATCATAATTATATAAAATCCTGTTTGATTCTAAAATACCCTTATAATGTTGTTTATAAATTTCTTTTTTGTATGCTTCTATATCCTCCTCAGACATATCTTCAGGCATCATTATTTCTTGACCATCTAACACTTCAGGGCCTGACATAGTAGCTGGGATGTTTAAATCCTTAAAATTATCAAGTGTTAAATTTTTAGCTAGGTATAAAGAGTTTATTCTATCTGCCTCTGCTTGTTCTGCTTCTGTATCTCTAAAACTATTGTAAAGTTTATCTTTTTCATCATCAGATAAAATAGGGAGGTTATTTGTATACTTGTATTCATCTATCTTATCACTGAAAAACGAATAATTCTTTGACATTAAAGAATACTGATTTGGACTTATAGGTATTGAAGTACCTCCCAAACCAGCCCAATATTGTTTTACTTTAGATTCACTAATTATTGGTTTTAATAATGATTTTGTGGGGGGGTCTTCTTGTTGATTGTTTTCTTCAACAGGAGGGTCGTTTGGTAAAGTTACCGAACTATTTTCATTGATATCAGTATTATTTAAAACTTCTGCCATTATATTTAATTTAAGATATCGTCTTTAGAATGAGGGCTATAGCAGCAGGATATCCACCCATTCTTCTCAAGTTACCAGTAGTCATACCTGAGTAATAGTCTAACGGAGTTTTACCACCCATGTTTGATATTGTTGTGTCATCTGCTGCCCTTCTAAATGCATCAAAGTTTGCATATAATAAATCATAAATTGCTTTTGAATCTTGAGCATCAGCGTATCCCATAGCTGGTATTATTTTAGCTTTATTAGTTTTTCTTTGACTACCAGTAGTACCTCCAGTAGTCGTTTCAACTCCAACATTAACATCGCCTTGGAATACAATAGTGTATTTATCATCACTAGTTCTTATGAAACCTATGCCTGTAATAGTTTCAAACTCATTTCCGTTTAAACTTGTCAATTCAAGACCTTTGGGGTTAGAAGAAGTTCCACCTGTTAAAAATACATCACTAAACCCAGTTGATTGATTGGAGAATAAATCTGCCTCGTCAAGGGTTATGCCAGAACCATCAAGCCCTGTAAACGCGTTAAATCTAGTCATATTTGAATTACTTTGTATTAATGTTGTTGAATCTACTCCCATTTGGTAATTTGCAAACAATGTGTTTATATCGTTTAAGTTTGTTTGGTAGTTTGTGGGAGCTCCTAGGTCAATGCCATAAAATTTTTGTGAAGCCCTTTCGTATTCAGCTAGTGTAAAGATGTTATTTTTTATTTCTGTTGTAACACCAGCAGCAGGGTTAAATGCGTTGTAGCTATCGAATGGGTCAGCTATACTATTGGAACTAACACTTCTTCCACTCGGTGTTCTACCAAATCTAGTAGAATAATCAACACCTAATGCTAAAAATGCTTGTTGCGTCAAATAAGCTCTTGCTAGCCTTCTTTGATCATCTGTAAGTTGTATATTTCCTTTTAAATCAGTATTAAATTGGAAAATGTCTGCTTGATTAGTAGAGTTGAATTGTAATTCTACTAAATTTCCACTTGAATCAAACTCATTAAATTTATATGTTCCATCTGGGTTCCTAAATCTTGCATCTACTTGTGCTGGTGTTTTTACTATAAAACCATTTTGCCAAGAAGCTCTTACTCCTAAAGAATCATGTAAAACACCTGCAAGCTCTAAATCAGTATATCCATCTATTTCTACAGTAATTCCGTCCCTAACTAAATCATCATTTATTGGGTTTTGCACGTATGTGTTAATAGTACCACCCTGGAAGGGTGCAGAGCTACTAAGTCCTGGAGCAACTCTTTCGTTGATAATTGTTTTTATATCTTTAGCATACTGTACGTTGTCAAAAGCAACAATACCCTGTGAATTTGGGTCTATTCCTTCCGATAAAGGTCTGGCAATGGTGTCAGTAACTACACCGTTGACGGCTTTTCCTGTTGTATTATTAGGGTCTGGATATGTGTATGTTCTTACAAATTCTAATCCTTGAGGCCCCATACCTAATGTTATTACAGACGTACCATCTATAGCGTTATAATTTCCAAAATAACTTGTTTGAAATTGTTCTAAATCAAATTGACTTATTTCTCCACGTTTTACCTGTTCTTTAAGTTCTTCATGTTTTTGTGCTATAAGTTCTGTAGAGTTTACAAGCAGGTTTGCTTGGTTTATCATATCATTTGTAATTCTTGTAGCATCTGTTTTTGTAATGAATCCGTTTCTATTGTTTCTATGTGCCTTTGCTATTTCAAGTCTCAACAAATTTGCACCTTCATTATACATCTTATCTGCATCTTGTAGACCAGTAAGAGATATTTTTTCAATTTGTTCTGCTAAATTTTCAGATTCTGCTTGTCTTTCAGCACTAACCTGATTCCTAATTTGGTCTATTCGCGCTTGACCTTGAAGGTAAAGTTGAGATAAATCCTTACCTACTGTGTTTTCTATTGGTTTGTATAATGCTGGTGTTCCGTTTGCCATAATATTTTAATTAAAAAGATTGGCTATAGGGCCTTGCTTTCCAAATAACCCTGTAGTTCCGAATATCGGACTTTTACTCCCAAATAAACCACCTCCTGCTCCTCTAATTTGGCTTCTCATACCTCTTATAGATGAGTCCATAAAGTTTTGTGTAAGAGGTTGGCCTGTCAGCCTCGTCATTCTTTTACCAAGTCTTTGTTTTGTCATAGCACCTGGGTCAAATCCTTGTTTTGCTTGTTTTGCAGCCTGATCCATACCTGCAGTCATTGCTATTTGTGCTGCATTGCTTAAGGCATCTGTTTGCATTTGTTCTCCTGCTTGTATTTGAGAAATTGCTTCAGCCCTTCTATTTTGGTTTCTAGTTTCTAATTGCTGTTGAATACGAACATCATCTTGACCTCTCAACACATCAGCTTCATAATTTTTATCAATCATTGCTTGTATTCCAGACAACTCAAACTCGTTTATTTTTTCTTGACCTGTATTTAATAAAGCCATTGCTGATGATGCATCCATTCCTTGTGCAACATCTGCAATACTACCTAATCTTGTTGCTGATTGGCCGAACATTCTTCTTTCTGCTTCTAGGCTAGGTTTTACATTTTGGAATGCATTTGTTAATTGAACTTCCTCTATGTCAGCTAAAGCTCTACGTCCTGCTCTAGCCATTTTACCCCCACCTAAAAAACCTTTGATAGCAGAAGCTCCTCCCATGAGCATACCTACTGTAGTTAATAAGGGCATAATTTATAATTTTTTACGTTAAACAAATATACAAAATTACATGAAGCTTTGTACTGACTCCGTTCCAACAGAAAACAACTCCACTCCTCCTCGTGAATCGTTCTCTATTCTTACTTGTGCAAAATAACCTCTAATACCCCTAGATTCAGGAGAAGGGTCTCTTGCAACAAACATATAATTACCGACAGAGGGTAAAAATGTTTGAGGTATATTTTCTTCGTTTGGTGTTTCTACAATATGTATTACATCTCTAGTATTGCCATAATCTGGATGAGCTGTAACATCATTTACAATTCCAACCAATCTAGTTTGTCCTGAATTGAAATACAAATAATCGTTCTGTGAACCACCAATAGATGTAGGAACATCTTCTGAAAATCTGAATTCTGTTTCTGATGGACTTGCATCATCTATAATCTCTTGTAAATTACCAATACCAATAATCCTTAACTCATTGAAATCCAGTCTACTTCCTAATTGTCTTATATAACCATATTTGAATCCTTCTTTATCAATAAACATTTCTTTTTCAATCTCTCCACTTTCCATATTGGTAGTGATGGTTAAATCCCACTCTGTGCTATTGGTTTCTAATGATATGTTTTTAAATATCTTGTTTGTAGAAGGTTCTTGATTTACATTGAATGTTAAATCACAAGGGTCTGATGAGCCGTAAAATCTTCCTCTAACTGATGTAGCGTCATGTTCATACAACTCTCCACCAGAAAAAGTATAAAATTTTGTTCCAAGTCTTGTCATCCACTCTGGTGTATAAGAATGAAAAGATGTCCAACCTTTATTTCCTTCATCAAATGTAACTGTTTTTCTATCTGCCATAATAATTTTTTTTAATCGTCATCTAATATTTTTGGCCAACCTAAAGAACCAGAGTCATCAAAACCTAAATTCTTTAATTCATTTGTCACGTGGTATAAGTAATAATATTCCCACTTATCAAATCTATCAGTAGTGCCTGGCTTATATGGAGCTTGTGAATCAGCTAAAGTTCCACCTGATTGAATTGTAGCGTCTTCAATGTCATAAGTAAACCCTAAATAATTTGTAGCACCTGATGCTAAATCACTCAAGCCATTTGTTCCACTAAAATTACCAGTGCCATTTTCTACAGCCTCTACATAGCTTTTAAAAGCAGCCGAACCATCTACCTGAAACAACACTCCTCTATAAAAATTATTATTAGATGAGTTCAATGTGTTTATTCTACTTCTTAAAGATGCTATATCTGCAGAATGGAATCCTTGAATAGCACCAGTGTATGAAGTTGCATGGTATTTAGCTTGAGTAGTTGTACCCCCTTCTGCTTCATCTTGGAAAACTAAAATTACAACATTTGTTGCATCACTTGGGAAGTCATTATGTCCATTTGCTACAAAGTCATTTACATCACTATCAGATAAAGCAGCCCAAGTTCTTTCGCTACTCCATATCGTACTTACATCTGAATAAACTATTGTAACATGGTCATCATAAGCATCACTTCCGTTTGTAGAGGAGTCGGTGTTTCCGTCAGACTCTTTATTGCCTGTTGCATATAAATCCTGTAAAACAGATTTTAAGGAATTAGCACGCATTTCGTTCAAAGCAAGTAATGTGTTGTTCATAGAACCTGATGCGTCAAAATATATGTAGATGTAAGTATCTTGAGTAATACCAAGAGCTTCTGTTGCTATTGTTGCTACTGCCCCACAAGTTCCATCTCTTGATATTCTATATTGAAAAGTGTCAGTCAAAGCGTTTCCTGCTGTGTGAGTATAAGAAATTGATGTTGCTGGACTTCCACTAACTACAGTTGCTGTTCCATTTATTGGTTGTGTTATGATTTCCAGAGTATATGGACTAGGAACTGTGTCGTTAGCAACTACATTAATAACAGATGTTCCACCATTTGATATACCTGTTACAGAATCATCCACTAATACTGGTAGTTGGTCTCTATAATCAAAAACTAAATATAAATTTTCACTTGTATTACTCCTGTTAAATGTAAAAGATAACTCATTTTCTTCTTCTGTATTGTTTTCGGTTTGAGTAATAGTTCCAGAAAAGTTAGCATTCGTTAGTATATCTGAAGCAGTTGGATTTACAGCAGATGTTACCCAATAACCCATATCATTACATTGATTGAAGTCTGCTGAGTGTATTGCTTTTATTCTGAAAGAAGACATTGTTACAGTGTCTCCATTCAACGGTATATTTATAGAGCCCATATTGCCTTCATATGTTTCAAATCTTGACTCTCCGTCAGCTTCAAAAGTATCTAAAACACCGTTATACGCGCCATTAGTAGACCCCTTGTACCTATTTACTATTGTTTGGTTTTGTTTTAATGGATCATTTACAACCAATACTGTAACTTTCATTGTTTCTGGTACAGGACATTCGTTTTCAATTTCCACTAGAGCATTGAATTCTGCTTCATTAGCAGTGTTATCTGGACATGAAACACTAATAATAGCAGTTGGGTCTTGTGTTGGACTACCTGAAAAAGTTACTGTTCCTGAACCTGAAAGATTTGTGTGGTTAGTTACAGAGCCATTATAATCTACATCAATATTTATAGAACCACCAGACACTATGTTATAGTTTATCGTATAAGTTCCTGATAAATCACTTAATTCAAACACATACTGAAAAGGAGCAAACCCTTTTCGTAAGTTTTTTACAAAACTTGTGTTACATCCTAATAATGGGTTGGCTAATGGTTTTTCTGATTGTCCTGGAGTTAAAACATATTGATTATGTCTTGGGTCATATCCACCTATGTTGTAATGGTTTCTAAAGCCATATAAAATAGTTTTAAAGTAGCTTTTCATACCTAGTGATGATATAGGGTCTATACCACTTTGACTTAGTCTTAAAACTGCTCCCCTGTTAGGGTCTGCAAAATAAACACTGTTTTCATACGAAGCAAAACTTTCTGGTGACTTCCCTATACCATATTCACCAGTAAAAGGAACATCCTGACCTAAAACTTCTTCTATTCTAGTCAAACTACCTGTTCCATCTGGAGCATTTATTATACCTTTACCAAATAATACTTTAGATACTCTATCTTCCTGAAAAACAAGCAAGTCGTCTTCCCTTGAGTGTATTTTTTGCACAGAACCATATTTCATATCCATAAACTTCGTAATACCTCTGCTGGTATTAAACTCATTCAAACTGTTGTATGCGTTGTTTTCATTGAAAGAGCCACTATATATGAGTTTGTTTACAGTTTCTAAAGACCTATAACCCTCCAATAATGATATGTTTGGTCTTGTATCAACATCAATGAAAGGAGCAAACCTATCATCTCTAACTGAAATACTTTCTATACCATTTCCAAAAACAAAACAATTCCCAAAATCTAAATCAACTATTGCATCTTGTGATGAGGTTTGATTCTGGACGTTTCCTTCATGAAGTCCACTTTTAATTTCAAAAGTTTGTTCTGTTTCATAAAAAACTTCATTATTTAATTCATCTGGGTCAGTTTCAAATGCAAGGTTTCCTGATATTAATATAATATTAAGCTTACATGTCATTCTTCCTCTTTCTGCCCAACTAATACCTTCACTCGCGTGAATTCTCATAAAAAACCTATCGTTTGCAGGAACAGCAGTTCCTTCTTTCACTATACTCCACTTGAATACCTCACCATCTCTGTTTGTGGTTGTTGGTTTTACTGTATACTCATTGTATGCACTTGCGCCAGAGCCAACAACATTTTTCTCGAAAATTGTTTCTGCATCTGCCCATTTATCAAAAGCATTTACAGAATCATCAGACTCATAAGTGTTTTGAACTGTAAATTTTTTCTTGAATCTAAATATAGGTTCTCCATCATATTCGTCATATAACCAATCAAATTCTATTCTTGAACCTGGTGTAAGAGCTAAATCAAAATAACCATCTGTGCTACCTGGTGTTTCGGTATAGCTGGGGTTTAAAACTTGCAGAAACCCTTCTGGTGGTATTCCACCTGAGCCACCTAAAAAAGAGAATAATCCACTACCAAAGTTGTGACTTGGTAAGAAATTGTTTAGAGAGCCACTATTAGCAAAACCTTTGTAGTGAGAGTCTTCATACTGCATAAAATTATTTGGATCAAAATCTAAAGCAAATCCATCAGGTTTTATCTTCATAAATGTTCCAGGTTTTTCTATAATAGGTTCTCCTCCTGGAGTCTCATTGCCTTCAATCCAACCCTCCTCTTTATCTGAAACATCTTGCGCTGTTTTATTTACTATCTCTAATACTTTTACTTTAATCAAATCTCTTATAGGGCCGTCTGTATCAGATTTCACAATCATCATAGAACCAGGCTCAACTTTTCCAATATTGTTTCCCTCCATTGAAATCCACCTAAAAGTACCATCTTCATAAAATAATGTACCAAAAATATTGTAATATACCTCTTTGTTTGTTTTCACAAAAAACTTATATCTGGTTGCCCAATATGGTGGCTTGTTTCTTATTGTAATTCTTGCTCTGTTTAAAAACTCAGATGCTGATACTGGAACAAATATTTCGCTTGCCCCTGATGTTACATCTTCTTTAGGTAATAAAACAGATGTGTATCTTCCAAATTCATCAAGATAGACTATACCAAACTCAAAACTTCTATTTGTTTTCAAAGATAGATTTGAACTTTCTTTACTAAAAAAAGCTTGTGGGTTTCTCCACGTAAACTGTTCTACATCTACTCTGGTTTGATTATCAGTGCTGTCTAATGGAGTTGTGTCAATAGTATGTGTAATTGCAGGAGCTTTGAGAGTAAATGTTGTTGAGGTTGTTTGAATCAACTCAAAACTTCCATATACCGATGACACTACATCTGGATGAGTATCTGTTGTAACTTGTGCAGCAAAATTAGTTTGTAAGTTTTCTAAAAAAGCTTGGAAATCTTCTGATGCAGTAAATTCTTGTAAGGTTGGATATCCTTCTGTTAAAACTATACCTGCATTAAAGGAAGCTTGACCTTCTTGATAAGGTGTGACGCCATCCTCTAATAGTTCTTCTTCTGACTCTAAATCAATTAACATCAAAAGCTCGTTATCCTCCTCCAACACTATGTCTCCTACTGTAACTGTAAGTTCAGTGCTATCTCCACTATCATTTATAGAGACCGATAAAGTATCTCCACTCAAATCTGTAGAAACTAATTCTGCATGATAGTCTAATTTGATTGGTAATTCATCTGACTCATTTTCTAATAAATCATATTGTGAAGTAGTGTTTCCAAACACAATTCTATCTTTAATAAAATCTTGTGTTTTAGCAGTAAGAGGCACATCATCAAAAACCCTAAATACTTCATCTTCAGGTAAAGCTTTGAATATTTTTTTATTTAAAAATTGATATGTTTTTAACTGGTCATCACCAAAGTCACTCTCATTTTTATTAATACTATCAATAACATAAATTGTGTTTTCTTTAGCAAGTTTAAAACAAATATCAATATCTGTAACGCGTTTATCTCCTGTGTTGTATTGTATGTTGTATCCATTGTAAATACCAACCATACCTTTATTTTCCATCGTAGAAAAATCTAATTCAAAAAGACCAGGAAAAAACTTATAATTTGTAAATGCAGATAAAGCTGAATATTGACCATCTAAATACTTATATCTGTACGCAAAAGCAAAAAACTGCTCCTTAATTGCGTTTTCTTTTAGTGTTGCACTAAAGAATGGTGTGATTTTTGGTGCTTTGAAAGGTGGCTTTCTATATAAAGAAATGTCATCTTCTTCAAACCCATTCTCCCCAAATTCAGCAGCCCTGTCAACATTCACTAGTTTTGGTGAATTACATCCATCTGTAAACAACAATAAAGATTCTTTTTTTGGAATATTAAATATTACATTCCCTTCTATTTTACAATCCTTATCAAAGTTTAATACATTTTTAGCCTCTGCTCTTGTGTCTTTTAATATTAATCTCTGAATTTGATTAGCCACATCGAATTCAAAAACAAAAGAATGTCCAAGGCTATTTACTACAAACCAATAAATTCTTTCATTTGATTCATCTGGAACTGCTCCGATAACTTGTGGGCTATTACTAATATTAGTGTGAGATAATTGAACATTACCTTCTTCGTTTACAACAACCCCGGCAGAACCATCTGCTGTGTTTACAACACGAATATTTAGGGCGTCAATATATTCACCTTCAGGAACAAGTCTTTCATCGAAATCCTTGTTCATCTTTCCTACAGAAAAAACATTTTTTAATTTCATGCTATTTTATCCACTTGTTTCTACCTTTCAAGAGCTGTGTTAACTCGCCTAGTTTTATAGAATTAAGTCTGATTTTTGCATTTCGTAAAGATGCTGATGCTTGTTTTTGTGCTCTCCTTACAATAAACTCTTGAACGCCAAACTTGTTTTTTAATATTGTTGCAGATAAATAATCATACATAAATGTTTCTGCAAGCTTGTGAAGTTTGATTTCGTTATCAGCATAAGAATATAATCCATCTGACACGTATTCTATAATAACATTTTTTGTTTTTAAGTTTGAACTGAATAATATAAACCCTTGGTTTTTGTCTAACAAATAACTTCCATTCGCACTAGCACTGCCTGTCTCCATTCCAAATCTTTTGCCGACAAGCTGTTTACTAGGTATGTGTGTGTCGCCATCTGTGTTCTCTTTCCAGTTTGTTTCTACAACTGGCGTCCCTGTAAGTGCGTTTCCATCTGAATCAAACAATATGTTTTTTTGTGGAGTACCATCTTGTAAGTATGATGTAGGTGTAGCAGAATTAAAATTTTGATTTATAGGAAAGGTTTCTCCTTTATCACCTACAAATGAAACTTTAACAACACTAACAAAATCATGTGGTAGTGGCACTTTAAGAGTATCAGGAACCTCAAGTTCAAACCCTTGTATCTCCCTCAGAGCATCATAATGAAGCTCCTGGATTCCTCTTTTTGCGTGAAATATAAGCTCATTTCTTTCAACTTTATTGATTACTTTATCATCTCCTACATAAGACAATAAAAAATTATTAATAATATCTTCCAGTAATACATATTGATATGTTCCCCAATTATCATAGTTTGGGTTATCACCACTATTATTGTAATACTCTTGTTGTGTAATATGTTGTCCTATCGTTGGCATAATTATGTATTATCTATTTCTAAGTTTGCTTTCTTTTCTGCATCCATAGCGTTCACAACTTCTGCTTCTCTAATCGCTAATCCTGCATGTTTACATATTCTAACAACTAAATCAACCTCATCTTCTTCTGATATCTCAAAGTTTGTTGTCAGGTTTGCGTTGTACACTGGGTCTCCACCAACCGTACTATAACCCCAAACAGGGTCTAGTGGTTTTCTTATATAATTCATAATTAAAGGTAACTCTGTTCCTTGTGGTGTTGTACCAGTATAAAAGATTGACAATGGCCTAGCGTATATGTTGGAATCTTCTCTATAAAAGATAGGAAACCTTACAGAAGGTTGAGAAAGATTACTAGCCATAATCATATCAAAACTTATCTTATCTACCTCCTGAAACAATCTACCGTTATAAGATAAATTGATTAATTTGTAATAATTAGAAGGAAAATTAAAATAATCTTCTACTCCTCCAGGATTTGTTTCAGCAGGATCACTATTGGTAGCATCAACATCTGTATAAGTCAGAGTAGTTGATGTCATAAATATCCTTATTTTATTTTTTAGTTGTTCTGCCATATCTCCAAAACCTAGACTTCTTTTTCTTAAATTTTGAAGTTGATTTTGTCTAGCAAATTCACTAAAATATCCCTCAAATATTTCAAGCTGCGCTAGTTTTGCAAAAGAATTAAATTCAAGGGGTGATATGTATCCTCTATTATCTTTATTTAGTAAAAAGAATACTGTATTTCTTACGCTGTTAATCATGTGTATCTTTTTTACAAAAGTAATAAAAAAAGGGGCTCAATAAATGAGACCCCTCTTAGCCCTTCACGGTGATTAGTGCAATTTAATCAAATTATTTATATTTTATAATTTATTTGTAATATTTTGCATTACATCAAGACCTTCATCTGTTTTGAAAAACATTGCTAAAGCAGAATAAACATTTTCGCCATAAGGAGCAACTGCAACCTTAGTCTTTTTATCATCTGCCCAAACCACTGTTCTGCCATCATCCTTAATATGCAGGATATTTTCTTCTACTGCTCTTACTGCAAGATTTCTTAATTTAAGATTTTCATCGTCCAGTAAGTCTAGAAACTCTTTAGGATTATTCCTTGCATATATAATCATATCTCGTCTTAATTCTGATGATGTAAGGTTAGATACATTACTTTTTAAAATAACTCTCCCAACAGCCTCTAAATCAGTTATATCGAGTTCTTTTGCAGCAACCTGTGCATCTAAAGAACTAGTAAGGTCTTCAACCTGCTTACCAGCATCTTTTTCTGCATCAAACTCATAATATGTTCTACCCAATTCAGGATGAATCAATAGGAACTTTGCTAGGTTTATATTGTAATCACTAACTATAAGTTTGCCGTTTTCAAAAACAACAGGTTCAACAGTAGCTAAACCATCTTGTTCATCTACAAAAGGACTTGTTTGATTGGTTGCCCATCTCAAAGCTCTGTTCATAGAACCATCAAAGTATGTTAAAGGTTTTGTGCTTGAGTGTTTTACTGACAACATATACCTAAGAGGTGTTCTGTTTTTAGTAAGTATAAATATTCTTGTTTTAGTTTCCATGTTTGGAAACAAGGATGCATACCCTTTTTGTGTAGTATTTTTAACTTTTGCCATTTTATTAATATTTAATTTAATTTAAAAAAAGAGATTAGGGAGCCGAAGCTCCCTTACCTCTAATATAGTATTACTGCATTAAAATGAAGTTGTTAGCTCCCATAACGCATAATGCTCTTTCTGATAAGAAGTGTACTGACATTGAGTCAACATCACTAGACATTCCAGAACCGATACCAGCAGAACCTGTTACCCAAGACTTATATTTTCTGTCTTCAGTTGCAGATTGTCTGTATCTGACGTGTAAGAAAGGTCTTTGAGCATTTTGCCCAAGAACTTGGTCATACACTGTCATTGTACCAGCAGGAACGACAATACCATCAACACCACCGAGTTTACCTCTTGTTGTAGCATCGTTTAGGTATTTCCAGTCACTCTTATAGAAATCATATCCAATTCTAAATCCAGTGAATCCAAGATTTAAAGCCATATCCTCATCATTGTCGAAAAGACCATAAGAAGATGTAGAAGCTCCTGAATTGTTTTGAGCAGCTAATACTTTGTCAATATCAAAGCCTGTTGCTCTATTTACAAACAATACATTTTCTTGAATTGCTCCTTCTTTATCTAAAACTTTAGCAATATCTTCTAAATCAGCTCTAGAGTCGATTGTTCCAGAAGAAACATTACCATCATTTTCTACTTCGAAGAAAAGACCTTTTGTTCCTTTGAATCCTGCAGTTGCAGCAGCAGAACCTGACGCAGCAGGTACTCCTTCAACCATAGATAATTCTAGGTAGTCCTCAAATCTTAGTCTACTTTCATGCTCTGATTTCAAGTACCATAGATATCCTGAAGCTCCATTCTCTGTAGTTACTTCAACCCATCCAATGTGAGCCATTTCAGAACCTGATACTTCATATTTTTCTTTGATAATAATAGGGTTGTTTTCTTTAGCGACAAAGTCAGCATCATAAGAACCTGACATTCCACCAGTACCCTTTTTAAATTCAGAACCATATACAAATAGAGATACAGCATCACTTGCTGAGAAACCTCCAACTGCTACTAAGTCTGCTAAATCTAAACAAACAACATCAACAGAGTCTGCACCAGACGCATCAGATACGATAGCGTGTAATGTAGGGCCTGTTCCGTCAGTTTTCTTAATAATAACCGTTTGGTTATTTCTTAGCTGATGACCAGTAATAGCAATAGAGTTACCATCAGTGATAGTACCTTCTGCTTGTACGTGTAATCTTCCTTGCTCACTCCACTTAATTAAGTCAGAAGTACAAGGTATTTCAGCACTTACCATTCTTAAGAAAGAAGCTACGGAACGATTTCCGTATTTTTCAAATTCTTTCTCATATAAATCTGGCAAGTATTGCTGTGCAAATGTGTAATCACTACTGCCTAAATAAGATGTGTTTGATAACGCCTTACCTGGAGCAGGAGTGAGCGATGTGGAGCCACTTATATTCGAAGCTGAACCCCCATCAAAATTAATAGATTGTGCCATTTTTAATAATTTTTAAAATTTTTAAACTTTACTTTTTACTTTTTATTCTCAATCCACGACTAAAATCTTGTGTGTCTTGCAACACCCTAAACTTAGGCCCTGGAGTTGATGTGTCTACATTGGTTCGGACATTCATGCTTATGTTTTTACCATCTCTCACTACATTATTAACTGCATCGGCTTTACCTTGTTCGTAAAAGAACTTGGCATAAGCTTCTGGGTTCATAGCCATAGAAAGAGCAGTATGATACTCTTTAGCATTTGTTAGATTACCTTTATCGTCTAAGTATTTTTTTATAAAATTACCTAGATCGGATTGTGCAGTAACTGTTTCTTCAATATTTTTTGGCTTGTAATGCAATTTCTTGTCGCCAACATTGAACTCAAAACCTTTGAATTCATCATTAAAATACTTTCTAGTATTTTCTGAAAAAACTCTGCGTTGGTTATCTTCCAATTCCTTAACCTTTGCTTCCTCATCATTGTATTGCTTATAAAATTCTAAAGCTTTCTGATAATCCTCAGGAACATTCTCGGCACTTGACTCAAGAGGAGTATGATATCTTTCCTGCATATTACTGAAGTATTCTTTAGCCTTCTGCAATTCTTGCTTCATAGCTAGAGCTTTGCTACGAGCTGACCTTTCTTCTTCTCCCTCTGCTGGTATAAACTTATCTTCCATGAAGAAAGCAATATCATCATCAGAATATTCTGGATTAGTTTGAGCAAGATAGGTTCCTACCAAATCAAAATCATCCATTTCAGAAAAGTCTTGTTGAGCCAAAAGAAAATCATTCAAACCTCTGCCAGTTTCTTCTCTAAACTGTAGATATTTAGCGACATCTTCTGGTAGCTCTACTTGTTGTTCATTATTTTTAAGAACGTCTTTTAATTGACTTTCGTCAATATTATAAGTGGACGATAAATAGTCCTTTATAATTTTTTGTTTATCAGAAAGTTCTCCACCCTTTTCACTTATTGATTCAGGAGCTTTACCTTCTGGTTTATCCTCAGTTTCCTCTTTCGGCTTTTCTTCTTTTGCTTCAGGTTCCTGAGTTGATTCTTTTACTTCTGCCTCGTCTTTTTTTTCGTCTTTGACTTCTTCAGACTTAGCAGCTTCTTTTTTTTCCTCATGTTCCTTCTGAATTTCTTCAGGAGTTTTTGTAAGGTCTACTTTAAAGTCAACTGACTCTTGATTTTTATCACTCATAATACATTAGATTTAATTTTATACAAATTTATACAAAAAAGTTATACGTTTTGTCCACCCTGCATTCGTTGCATTAATGCTTGCATCATTCCTTCTCCACCCTGTTGTGGTGCTTCAGGTGGTGCTCCTTGCGCCATAGGTGGTGCTTGTGGAGGCCCTTGTGGTGGCATCTGTGGAGGCATTTGTGGTTGTGGTTGTGGTGGTTGAGTCATAGGTGTGCCTTTAGATGCGCCTCCCATAAATTGACCTAAGCCTCCAATTATTCCTCCACCTGCTGATTTAGCGCGTTCTAGTGGTGAACCTTCTGGTTTCACAAAACTTTTAGGAGGTAATCCTTGTTTCCTTTGCGCTATCAACTCACTTTGTTGGGTTGCCTGTAATTCTGTTCTTTTATCTTTTCTATCTTCTTTTGTAGATTCTCTACTACTTAAATTTTTAGACTCCATTTGTTTGAGTTCCATCTCAAATTGGTATTTCATTTTTAGCATCTCTGCTTCCATTTGTTGAGTCGCTTGTAGTTTTTGCATATCTAAATCTGCTTTTAACTGTAGAATTTGAGCCTCTCCTTGTGTTTTGGCTTGTTCTTGTTGAATCTTACCTTGAGATGCTGCTTGTGCAGATTGTTGATTTGCTTGAGATTGAAGCTGAATATTTTCTTTTTGTTTTGCTCTATCAAGCTTTTCTTTTTTCTGTTTTCTTATTTTAAGAAGTTGATTTGCTAAAGTTAAGTTTTTAACTTCTCTAACATCAATAGCATCTGCTAAATCAATAAGTTTTGCCTGTAAAGCCATTTGAACATTTTGTTCTAGTTTTGCTTTTTCTTCTTCATCTGGTTCCAAATCAACGAAAATACCAAACTCGTGTAAATGCATAAACTCCATACTCTTTAAGACATCCATGTTGTTCTTACCAACCATCCTTGCAAACTGCTCTGCAAAATCTGAATACATTAGTATATCAGTTATTCTACAGGAAATTGCTTCGCAAAGTCTTTTAGATATATGCAAACCAGATGTCATTACATGTTTTGTAGCAGTATTAGAATTTAATGCAGCTAATTTTTGTACACCTACTAATGCATTTGATTCTGGCATACTTCCATCTCTAGCTTCATTTATTCCTGTCACAGCTCTAATCATATTAAGTTGATAATTATACATAGATATCAAACTGTTAATTTTTGCATTAGAACCACTACTAGTTAACTCTTGTATAGGAACTCTTGCATTATTAAAGTCACCATCTTCTGTATAACTTCTACCAATTACACTTCCTGTTTGAAAATACATTGATAAAGCTTCTGAAGGATTGTAAGAAGCCCCATTACCTAAATCAACACTATTCAAACCATCTGCGTCTATAAACACACCATCTGGTATCATTTTTGATACAACTTGTTGCAATTTTAAATGCACTAGTTGAATTTGGTCTGCGAATGGTATCATTCTTTTGACTAATGAGTCAATATGGCCTTTATCCATTTTGATTGCAGAAACTATATATGGTGGGATTGTTTTTTGGAAAGCAGACTGAGGCCTAACCATGTTTTCCATCATCTGCCATTTAATCAATCTATCTGTTCCTAATACTAAAACTCCTTCATACCATACATCTATTCTTCTTGCAACCTTTTCAAACCTTGCTTTCTCTGTAGTAGGAGGGTTGAATTTACTATCTTTTTTTAATGCTTTTTCTCCACCATTTACTGTTTTCTTTACTTTGTAAATAATTTCCTTATCTGTCTTATAACAAAAATATAAAAGTGATACATTTGACTTATCTAGCCCTGATTGAGATTGTAGGTTTATGGTACTTTTATATCCATCAAATCTACCTGCTATTTTAGATATCTCTTTTATTTCTTCTTGTGTAAGGTTTGGGTTTATCTTTTTTATTTCATTGACATGAACAGACTTAACCTCTCCAAAATAATAACAGTCCCTAAATGCTGGATCATTTGTTTGAGAGTAAACTAAATTTATAGGGTCAACATATTCTACTTTAACACCATCATGTGCATCAAATGCATGTTTGACTGCCGATATACCAAGGACAACATTATCCTCATCTACCCTTCTTTTTAATTCCTCAAAATTATTAATTTCTAATATCGTATCTATTGCAACTTCCTGTGCAACTTCTACTCCTTGCTTATACCTCAAACGCATATATAAGTCAAGTTCTTCGTTTGAATCTGGTAAGTTTGCTTCTTCAAAATTGAAAGCATCTACACCAGTATTTTGTTTTATTATATCAAGAGCAGGTTTTGCAGCCATATCAGCCCTAATTTCTTCCTTGAATTCTTCTCTTTGTTGGCTTGATAAAGCATCTACTGCCTCTACATTAACATCAATAAGTCTATTAGTGATTCCGTTTACTACAATATCTACAAACTTTGGGACTATAGGAACTGGTGTCCAATCTAAATTAAGATAAGACAAGTCTCCATTTACAGCAAGTTCGTTTTTATATTTTTCTATTGGTTGTTTTCCTCTCGCATACAGTCTACGTGTTAAGTATTCTGCACGAACATCTCCATATAAAGAACTTCCGTATTCTCTAGAAAACCATTCTGTCTCAATAGCTTGACCGACTTTCAGACCATACTGATAAGTGGATTTTTCTTCATCTGGAACAAATTGATTGGGGAAACCACTTCCTCCACTATATTTTGCTCTATTCATAGTGTTATGATATAATTTTGCTTACAACACCCTTGTTGTTGTACCTTGCAAAGTTAAGATTTATTTGATTATCTTTTCTAACGACTCTTTTTGCTTTTGAATAATTTGCCATCAAAGCAAATCCTGTGCTTACAGAGGCATCAAACCTGGTTCTATTACTAATATCATAGTTTGCCCAGTCTAACAAAGTCCTGTTAAAATACATATTTCCACAAGAGCCGTAATCAATATTTTCATCATCAGTCAAAACACCCACATGGTTTTGTATATAAGCTTCAATGTGTTCTGCATGTGCTGATATAACTGATGGTGATGATGGAATTCCACCTAATTCTTTTTCTGCTTTTGATAAAGTATTTCTTTGTTTATCTGGTCTGTTCAAAGAAAAACCTCTGTATCCTCTTTCTTTCAAATAATATAATAATCTAGGCTTGTTGTTTTCCACTAATATAGGCATTCCATAAAAGTGTAATGCCATTAAAACATCTTCATAAAATATCTCTGCCGTTGGTGGTCTTGATATATATTCTAAAAAGAAATGATTTACTGGTGCTTTTTCCATATGAAACTTTGTCATTCCATGCAAAGCACCTTTAGAACCACCTCCACCTACAGTTCCAGATATATCATATGAGTCACAACCAAAACTCCCCATATCTGCATTTCCAGGAAACTTATTATTACCTCTACTTATAACATTATTTGTTATTTGTTTATCTGGTGTCCATGTTGTATAAAACCTACCATTATTATCTGGAGCCCATATCACCTCTGAATCTTTTACACCATTCTTCCAAAAGAAAGAACCTCTAGTAATAGATGATTTGATAGCAAAAGAATCATTGTAATCTATCTGTTCATATATTTTAGTTAAATTAAATATTGTATTTTTTGATTCATCTCTAAAAGCGTGTGACTCTGTTCTTGGGAACTGTCTATAATATTCATTCAATGCATCAGCATCTTTCTTTAAACTATCTACTTCATTCTCCCAATAACTAATAACACCTTGAGTTATATATTCTCCATCAATACCTTTAACGGATTGTTCTGGATTGTATAATACTGGATGACCGTGTATATCTATAAAACCCTCCATATTCCATTCCATAGGAATAAATAAATTGTACAACCCACTTTTTGTTTGTCCGTTTGAGTTTCTTTCACTAGGGTCAGAATCATAAAATAATTTTTTAAAGTTCTCACCTCCTTTATCTAAAGCATTTGAAGTAGAGCCCATCATGCATTTACCAATAACCCTACTACCTAACCTTAAACATGTTTTTGTAACACGCCAGTTGTTAAGTATATTATCAGGCTTTTCCCACTTACCACTTTCATCATGAACCAATAACCTCAACTTTTCTCCATCATAAGAATTATCTCCTGTATTTTTCCAATCTATAGTCGTATCTAGTCCCTGGAGGTCATTTGTAACACGTGTGTTACTAATAGATTTTCTAGTTAATCTAGATGCTGGAACTCGGTATGCTAACTCTGATTTTGGTCTATCCATACCATCTTGTATTGGTTTAAAGAAAAAAGGATAGTTTACCGATATGGGAACAACTTTATCTGTAAACATTTTTTTTGCATCCATACCTGACTTACTTAAAATACCAAATCGACTATCTGAAGATATAGTTGCTAGGTTTACTGACTCTCCTGAAGACATAAAAGAAAAACCTGAACGTCTATTTTTTAAATAACACATTCCATAAGACCTTTCATCTGCCTTACAAGCTTCCCAGTATATATAAAATATTCTGTTTGATTCTCTAAACTCTGGTTTGCCTACATCAATCTTTGTCCATTGTAGATACATATAATGTGATCCTGTAATATAAGTAGGTACACCATTGTTGTAAAACCAGAACCCTTTTTCTCTTTTTTCAAACTCTGCCTCTATATAAGGCAACCATCTTTCTTTGAAGTCTTTGCCTAATTCATTCCAAACAAATATTGTGTGTATAGACTTAAGCTGCTTTGGGTAATCTTCCGACACCCAGTATTGTTCACTACGCTGTGTCGCCCTCTTGAAAATTCGTGTCGGCATTTTTGGTAAAGCAATCTTTAAATTATTAATCATTACCACATCACCGATAGTTTTATCTTTTGATATTACCACAACATCATACTCCTTATTATATCCATAATCCCAGATTTTTTTCTTTTTTTCTTTTTCTGGAATTACATCATGGAGTGTAACTATAATATTATTTAGACCTTCTTTCTGCAAAACCTCCTGTTAATTTTTTCTTTTCATCTGGATTTTCTAACATATTCTTTTCTGATTCAATTCTATTTAGAATTTCAAATGCATCAAATATTGCTAATTTCTTTGTGGCTGCTGCGTTCTTTAATCTGTCTGCTGCAAGCTCATCTTCAGGGTCAGGTTTTATAATTTCTTCTTCAGCTACTTTAATTAGTTGTTTCACTGCAACATGACCTGCTTTGATGATATCTTCTTTAATTTTATTTACTTTGCTCATCACTTATAAAGTTAATTTAAAATAGTACATATATCTCTGGTTCTCATCCTATAAAGTTTTTGATTGTTTATATCAAACTCATATTCACTGTCTTTTCTAAAATTCACCTTACTCCCATTTTGTACACCCTTTGTACACAACTTTTTGTTTGTATAAATTACTATACCAGTATTATCTTCATAACCTTCTTCATGAAGGTATTTGTTTTCTATATCTATAGGTTTGATAAAACAATAATCGTCAACTGACAACCATTCTTTTCCATTATGGTATAAATAAAATTGTGATGGTTCGATTATATATAAATCACCTTTAAAATAATTTGGTGACTTTCTTGGCCTACCTTTCATATCATAATATATTCTAAAAACATTATGATGAACCACCAGGGTATCTCCTGGCTTTATTTCGCCTTTGTAATATGAGGGAGTTTGAACAACCTCAGCAAACCTATTTACATGCATATGATTTGCAACTGTGCTGTTCACAATCATTGGCTGACCTGCGATTGTTATTTCATTTCTGTAAAAATCTCCCTTTGATTTTATAATAAAATAAAAAGGGGACTTCATCAAAAATCTATATTAAACTCAATAGAAACAGGCATGTTTTTATTGAATTGTTTCCAAAGCTTTACTTCATCAAGTTTTTGAATATAGATAAGATATGAGTCTGACTTAACATCATACTCTATTAAATGAATTGTATAGCTATTGTTTAGTACAGGTTGCCCTATAAGATAATGCATCGAGCTACCTTTGTAGTCTGAGCCTATTGATATTTTACGAATTAGATTCATTTGCGTCCAGTTCTAGTTTTCCTGTATCCAGATTTAAAGAACCTTTGCCGTGTTTTTCTTCTAGGTCTTTCATGATAGTCCTCATTTCTTGACCTTTACCTAATAAGTTTGCTGTAAGCTCAAACTTTTGTGCTTCAAGCATACCAATATTAAGTTGAGCTTGTTGTTGCTCTTTTCTCAATTCTCTTAATTTGTCTACGATTTTTTCGTCAACGGATATTGACTTTTGTTTTTCTTTTGCCATTATATTAAAGTTAAATTATAAAATACAAATATAGTAAATTATTGGTTGCTTTCTAAAGCTGCAACCTTTGCTTCCAGTTCTTTTATTGCTTTTAACAATACCGGCACTAATTTAGAATAGTCTGCTTGTTGGTAATCAGGAGTTTCATCCTCTGCTATTGCGTCTTTTTCTCCATTCACTGCGTTTGGCACAACCTCAGCAAGTTCATGAGCAAAGCATCCATAATCTCTATTATCAATATTTTTCCATTTGAAGTCATAAACAGGTATTTGTTTGACTAAATCTAAAGCATTGAAATCTTTTGCATCTGTTTTAAGCCTATAATCAGAAGTCGTATTGTATGTAGTTCCTGAATTATTTGTAGCAATAGACCCTCTAATACTAGATGTAGAAGAAAACCTTTGAAATACTATTTGATATCTACTATTTGTAGAGTGGAAATTGTTTTGTATTCTAACAACTGGGTTTGATAAACTTGTTGCTGGTTGGTATCTTGTGTCTTGTATATTGAAAAATGGTTTTGATCCACCTGAGTCTCCCCATAAATCTATATAACCTATTTGATTATTTGTATTACCACCTATTTTAATAGAATCAATCCCACTTGAAGGACTTCCATTGGCTTGTAAAAATGCATACTGAGCACACTTGAAAATCATTTTTTCCCCAGATGTTTGATTTGTAGAAATATACTCTATGGAACCAGTATATCTATTATAGCCATACTGCATATTACTTGCTCTACCAAATCTTATATTTGTTGATATATTTCCTGTAGCCGTACTATCTGTTACAATATCTGCTACTAAACCAACTGTTCCACTAGTTGTTCCATTATTGTTACTATTTTTGAAAACAATATGACCTTCTGTTGAATTTGAAAAAGCGTAATTAAAATTACCTACCAATGAAATTCTACTTCCACCATTTGTAAGATTGTCTGCACCTGTTATGTAAGTAGTTGGGGTTGTACCACCTAAAGCACCCCAGGTTAAAAGTTTTGCGTTATCCAGGTCTAGATTGTTTGTAACCTCTACGTCTCCACCATAAGTAATATCTACAATCTTATTGCTATTAGTATACCACTCTAAACCACCACCTGTGCCCTTGATATAATTAGATGTTCCTGTGTTAAAGTATAAATTACCTCCACATAAAATATTATTACTTACATGCAATTTTTGTTGAGGGGTGGTTGTTCCAATACCCACATTGTCTCCATTAGTACCATTTAATATTAAATCACCGTCAGCTTGTATTTGTATTTCTGCTCCACCTGTCGCTGCTCTTGATATATAAAATGGAGCATTACCAGAAGAACCTTGAAAGTGCATGTTCACTGTATCTGTCTTAGCAGAACCTATAGCCTCTATTCTAATACCTGATGAATTATTTCCAGCGTCTTGTATATGTAAGTCTGCTGTTGGAGAAGTAGTACCAATACCCACTCTTTTGGTTACTGATAGATTGTCTTTAATATAAACTTGCGATTCTGTGCCTACATCACCGTCACCAGATATCTTTAAAGCTTCATACTGTGAACCAGCTTTTTGTACTATAAAATGTAAATCTGTATTTAAGTTTGCAAATGTAGTGTCTACTGCTTCTAACCCTGGCCCAAAACTTGATATAAGACCAATCTTCATTACATTTTGATTTCCATTTAAAAATGCACCAGCAGATGGTTTTTTTAAATATATAAATGGGTCTTCACCTGAAAAAATAAATTCACCTGGAGAGTGTAATTCTACACTATCACTTTCTAAAACCAACTTAGAATAATCATAATAATCAATCTCAGGACTAGTTCTGTTATAAAACACAGTAGCACCATCATTAATTAATGCATTACTACCAATATCTAAATCTTGTGTTGCTGTGTGATTCCCTAGATTGTCTCCTGAACTACCACCAATAGCACTTAAAAATTGTGCAGCATTTAAGTATGATAATGATTCGTCTGCATTTACTCTTATATAAGACGCAACACTTACATCCCCTAGTTGTGCAAAGTTAGAACCAACTGTTGTAAACTTACCATCAACATATCCTTTTGACGCTGCATCAGTTGAGGCACTAACTGTATCAATACCCTGTATTCTACCATTACCACTAAAGACAATACTGTCTACTAAAGTAATTCCACTTCCCTGAACATCTAAATCTCCAGTGACAGTTACACTTTCTGCAAAAGTTGCATTTTGAGATGTATCTATAGTTAAGGCTATAGTGTCATTTGTAACTAATTTAACTGGATCACTGCTTTCTGAACCTATAAATAATCCGTCACCTGTACCTGCACCTGTAAAATCTTGAGTTGTTATTTTATAATCATCTCCATTACCGTTATTTCTAAATACAATCTGCTGGTCATCATCATCTGTACTATCTTTTAAAACAATTTTAGGAGACCCTGCTATTATATGTAAATCACCAGTCATAGCACTACTAGAGCCTCCAGTTTCTAAAACATATCTAGCGTCTGCATCTGTTTGTGTTATGTAAGAACTTAAATCTTGGTCACCAGTGTTTGCAGAAGCAAGCGCAGCTATATCAACTCCATCAACCGTACCACTTACAGTTATATTTCCTTCAACATTTACACCATCACATATTACATTACCATCGAAATAACCGTTTCTCCATTGATAACTACTAGAGCCTAAATCATAAGTATCATCTTTACCAGGCCTAAGGTGTCCATGTAAATAACCATCTTTATATCTTTCCAAAAAGTTAACACCTCTCGTAGTATCAGTACCAGTGTTATTAAGGTTATTATCTCCAGCCCTATAGTTAGCCATATACAGAGAGTGTATTCTAAAGTAATTACCATTAACAGAACCACCTAATGTATATTTTAATCTAGTAGTTGCTGCACCTGTACCAGAATTACTACCAACTTGTCTTAATATAACTTGGTCTGTATTATTAGTTATCTCACATAGTGTCTGCCAAGCACCACCTCTATAAGCTTCTATTTTTACATATGTTGCTGTAAAACTATTTGAACCAAATACAATACCAGCCCATAATGAATATGTAGCTTCATTAGTCCATTCTAATTCTACTACACCTGGTGTATCTGTACCATGAGTATATACACCATCAGAACCATTGTCTGAATACCAACTACCTGCTGTACTTGAGTGTGAATCAAAAGCGTTTGCCCAACCACCATCAGTGCTTGAAACCTCATTACTATAAGTATAGCTACCTGAACTACCACTTCGTGTTTTATAAAATCCACTTGTTGTTATTGTAGCATTACTCCATTTATTAAATCCAGCTAAGTCATTTATAATATGTGGTATGTGAACCATGTTAGCTTCAGATGCAGGATTTAAAAATCCACCATAAACAACAGTACCACTATTACCAGTGCTAATACCATCGTATTGCATATTCATGTCATCACCAACTAATATTCTGTTAGTGTTAATATCTAATCTTTCAGTACCTCCTGTTACAACTCTCCAAACATCAGCAGCTTCAAACTGCATGTATGTATCAGTATCACCACTATGTATTATTTTATTTGGTATAGTTAATTCGCCAGTTAATGTACCACCTGTTAATGGTAAATAAGAAGAAAGTTGACTTTCAAGAGCAACCTTGTTGCCATCTACTTGAAGCTCTGAAGCTCCAGAAAAATTCATTTTCTTGTCTGTAGTATCATCTATTGCGAAAAGGTGGACGTTGTTTGTTCCTTGAAATACAACGCCTTCGCCTGGGTCATTTATGTAAAGGGCATTAACTCCACTTATATTGAAGTTGCTTCCTGAAATGCCATGGGTTAGTGTTAATCCTTCGATTCCCCCTTCAGCATCTATTTTCTGTTTGAATTGAATAGACATAGGGTTTTATTTTATTTTATTTAATCAAGTCTGTTTATCAGCACTTTATAATCTCCTTCACCTGGAGCACTTGCAAACGATATTTTTACTGTAGTATCAGAAGGTCTTGTTACATCACAAAATACTGTATCATATGTTGCTGGACTTGCACTTATATCTAATACTTGAACCAATACGTTGTAAGAGCCTAAATCATGTGTAACTGTATAATCTCCAGTTCCAGAAGCTAATGCCACTGAACTTTCAGCACCACTATCTAAATCTACAATAAAGCTTTTATTCGTATAATGTGCTTCATTTGATGCTGGTGTAACAGACCTATTAGTAGCAGTTGCAGTTTTTGCTTCTGCGTTGGTAGCGTGTCTTGTAACACCTTTTTGACCTGTTGATGCACTTTGTATTATACTTGTTGATACTGATGTGGTATGCCCTAAAGTATCTACACTAATTGCTGAAATAAATGTGATACCTCCCTCATCTTCCGATATAGCAGTATGAGATGGGTGTACATAGTTGTTATATTCTGTACTAATTGGTATGTTGTAGAAATTACTTCCGTCATTTGTGAAAGTCCATCTAGCTGCACTTTCATCCCATGTTAAACTTACATTTGTAGAACTTCCTCTTTCTACCTCCAGTCCTGCATCTTGTGTGCCTGCTGGTGTGCCTGATGCATTAGAGTTTAATAAAATAACACTATCCTCTAAATCTATTCTTTCTGTAGCCGTGCTAATAACAGTTCCTGTAACCGTAAGGTCTCCACCTATAGTTGCATTTCCATCAACATTAAGGTTGGAGTCTGTGTGTACTGCACCTGCTGAAGATACAGTAAATTTAGCTCCGTTTACATCAATACCTCCATCAAGGTTTGCTGTTCCACTTACTGTTAATTCTTTTGTAATAGATGCATCATTTGAAACACTTAAATCTCTATTAACTGTTAAGTCTTGCCCAATAGTAATATGGTCAGTTGAATCACCAATAGTTGCTGCATTACTAGCAAATCCTGATGCTAAAGCAGTTTTAAGGAAAGGAACAAATTCAGTTGTGTCTATTTCAGAAGGGTCTCCTGCAGAGCCTTGACCTATTCTACCGATAATTGTATTGTCGGCAATGTGCTGGTATTTAGCATGAGTTACTGCAGTATCGGCAATCGTAGTTGTTATAGATGTTGTTCCTGAACCTGTAACATCACCAGAAAGTGTAATACTTTCATTTCCATCTATATAATTAAAACTTGTAACAAAAGTATGTATTTGGTCTGCTGTTGCTAATCCTGTTCCTCCATCTGCAATGGCTGCAGTTTTTGCTTGAATAGCATCACCATCTAACTCTATTGTGGTATCATCCACATTAACTGCAAGTGTTACACTAAATGCTCCTGATGTAGCAGACTCACTACCACCTGAAGCAACAAGACCATCACCTGCATTAACTGTTACTCCAGTAATGTCTCCTGTGCCATCTAATTTTACCCACTGACTTCCGTTTACAGAACCACCATTATGAAAGTAAATGGCATTATCTGCTTTATTGTAAATCACCCTACCTTCGTAAGTGCTTCCTGTGAGATTAGGGTTAGTGCTTTCTACTAAATGTAGTTTAGCATTTTGAAGCTCTAGGTTTTCTAGAGATATATTATTTAAAAACTTAATAGCCATTTCTCATACTTTTTTTAGTTAAATATTGCTTTACCACTAACATTAGAGGCAAAATAAATCTTTATATTATTTAGGTCGATATATTCTATCTCCCCATAAATCTTTTCGTCAAAAGTGTTTGTTATTGAAACACTTGGTTTTTTATTCAATCCGTGATTTATAGTCCAAGTGCTACTCCCCACTGCTTGGTTGTGGACATGATTCTTGTCTGATAAATCAGAAGCATCAAATAACAACAAAGATAATAAATAATCCTGTTCATCTTCTAGACCACCATTACCTCCCACGTATTCTAATGTAACATCATATTGTGTTAAATTTTTATTGTCTACTGCAGAGCTTTTCCATTTGAATACACCGAACTTTGATGCGTCTCCAGCCTTTTGAATTAAGACTTGAGAATCTACTATAGATGAGTATAAATTACTAATATCTACACCTGATAAAGTTTTCTCATGTATAACGATAGATGTTATTGTGTTGAACGCAACATTAATACCTTGGTCTGTGGTAAATTTGATATAACCTTCTATTGTTTCACTACCTGGTCTTGTATATCTAAACCTAGAGCCTACGGTTTCTATTGATGAGCTTTTGTTCATAAGCTCAAAAACATCTTTTATTTTGAAGTTTTTGGTTCTAGCTCCAGTTGCATCTGTACCAAGTACCTTGTCGTTTTTGGTTACATCAGTATCTAAAGGGTATGTGCTTATTCTTGCCATGAAAAATCTTTGTATTGCAAAGATAATATTTTAATCAAAGTGATTATCTGCCCTGACCCCTATATGCCTTCAGGTAATTTACAGAAGACTTCATTTTTGAAGACTTGGTTTTTGCGTGAATACCTGGTCTTTTTTTCTTGTGAGACTTGACGTAAGGCTTATATATGATTTTAGGCATTTTTTCCTTTGATAAGACTTGTTGCTTTTTCAGTCGTCCTTCCTCCGAAATAGGCTAGAACAACGGCCATCATCACTTTTTCAAAAGTGTCGTTCCATGTTACTCCTATATTAAAAGGAACTGCTTCTACACTATCTAGTATTCCAGCTAAAGAAAAAATAGTAATACACCATACTAAAACTAGTGGTCTTACATTTTTACTCAACCATGAATCACTATTGGCATCTGCTTGCCATCTATTTGTTATAGCTTCAATCTCTTTGTTTTGTTGATCATATATAAGTTGTTGAAGCTTAATTTTATCTTCTGTAGAAACATCTGATTGAGTGATTGCTGCTATAGCGTCTTTTGGGTTTGTTACACCCTCAAGAACCTTGCCTAGAGTAGGGTTTATAACCCCTGCAGCTCCTAAAAGCAGTTTTCCTACGGTAGTGTCTTTGAATTTTTTTTTATCGCTCATATCACACTGTATTTTGTTTTTCCTTTTGACTTATAAGCTTTCAAACACCTGTTTCTATTTTCTTGTTTATCAACATAAGAGACATGAATCCAATTTGGGTTTCCGTCAGGATACTCTGTTCCAAACTCCCATATTAATTGGTCAAAATCTAAATTCTCTTTTATCCAGTAAAACATCTCAGCATTTGTTTTATGACCAAAGGTATCATCAAGGTCTAAAGCTTGTCCTTTGCAATGCTGACTTGTTTGAACTCTTTTTCCGTCTTTAATCCTATATGCTCCACCAATAGCTTCATTCAATTCAGGCGACCTAAAAAAACTATTAATTTTAATAGGGCCTCCTACCCACTCTCTTAGTGGTTGAAAAATCATTTCGGCTATCGTGTACATATTGGCTAATTGCTCATCATTTGGTTTATTCTCAATACCTTTTCTTTGTGCCGTACGAGAATAAATACCTTCATTGTACGAAATGTTTTTTGATATTCTTTCCATTATTTTCCTTTTTTAGCATCCTTGGCAAAAAGGACAGTTAAAATTACAATCCATAATCTTTGTTTTTATTGGTTTATTTGGAAGACTTTCTTCCTTTTCTTTTTTTGCCTTTTATAGCATCGTCAATGTCGCCTATTTGGTTTCCAACCTCTTTGATAGCAACAGCAACATCTGCTAACTCTTGAGAAGTTAACTTGTATCTTCTTTTTATTTCTTTTACAGTTGCAATCGCTTTTTCATCAACTGTTGTTTTACTCCATAATAGAGTCCATACGTCTTTCCAGTATTGTTTTGTTAATTTCCACATAATTATAATCTAAAATTAATTCCTACAGACGACTGATAGATTTCAGAATCCCAAAACTTAGTATACTCTCCTTCAAGAAATACACCTAATGTTTTTGTTATTTTCCATCCAACAATCAATCCACCTTGATAATCATCCCATTGTTCTGGCGTTGAGTCTTTTCTCAACCCACCCTTACCCCAGTTATTTCTATTGAGATAATTAAAATCAGAATCTCCTTCGATATACTTGTGATAAGGTAAAATCCAGTTTGCATATGCATGCACCCAGAAGTTTTTCTTGTAGTGATAAAAATCAAAACCAACTACAGGAGCTACTTCTGCAAAACCATCTAGCAAACTCCATTGTTCTTGATTATATCTATTCATTAAATTTCCAAAAACTCTATCCCTGAAATCTCTGTCACCATAAGCAACTATTTCTCCTTCAGGGTTTCTCCATATCCAATCATAAAATACTTCGCCTGTATCTTCATTAGTATATGAAGTAAACTCGTCTGTATATCCATACTCATAACCCAGGCTATACCATGGGTTTGCTGGATATTCTATTTCTTCTCCTGTTGTAGGGTTTGTCCAAACCTCTATTTCATTAAGCCAAATTTCAATCGGATTATATCCATAGGGTTTTTCGTGAGTCCTTAAGATAGCACCAGCCGAAAGACTAAACTTTTTCCCTATTGGTAATCTAGCTCTAACTTCAGCAGATTGATATTGGAAATCAACCATACCTTGCTTTCTTGCTTCAACTTTTACAATGTGGTATTTACCTGTGTGTCTAATAAAAAACCTAGAGTTTGTAAACTCCTCACTTCTTTGTCTTTCTTTTTCATAATGAAACAAGTATTCGAAACCTTTTACTGCTGCTGTTGGTGCAGAAAGACCAACCATGTTTTCTGTTCCGTTTATATAATTAGGTCTAATCTCATAATCAAACCTTGCGAGTTTTCTGACACCCCCACCGATTCTGTAATCAAAAGGATGATAAATAGTTTCATCAATTACTTGTGGAATATCATATAAGTCATCTGGGTTAGTTCTGATAAAATAATCAGGATATTTTGTTTGATATGCATTGTCTACCTCACCTGCCACATAAACTGTTGCATACTTAAAGAAGTCTTTGTATATGTTATTAAAAAATTTTTTTGCTTTATACTTTTTTACAACTTCGTTTTCTTGTTTTTTATTGAAATCAATCACTTGGGCTTCCAAACAAAACGTAGGTAAAAAGAGTATAAAAATAAGTAGGATTAGTTTTTTCATGTTAAAATTTGCTTTCTATAATTTCTTCTATTTCTTCTTCAATTAATTGTATTGTATTTTCTGGTAATTTCAAAGATATCCCACTTTCTATTCTTATTATTTCCTCTCCATTATGATATAAGATTATTGTTGGAAGGTATTTAATATTTTCCTTCTCAAACACATCTTTCTTTTCATTAATTAAAAAAGTGTAGATATTGTAATCATTGAATTTTTTTAGGGATATTTCTGATGCTTTTGTAAACGGTGCACTAAACTGTACTACTGATATTTCATCTTTAAAAGATTGTGCAACCAACGTATTAGATAGGAATAAGAATACGATAATATTAATGATAGGCTTCATCTCTGCTTGCTAATTTCGTAGAGCCTTTCGTCCATCTTTTGTAATTGGTCTTTTATTTCACTTACATCTTCTTTGACAGAGTTTACATCTAGCTCTATCTTTTCTACCGTACTTCTTACTAATTCATCTTTATATTGAAACTCGATTGAGCTTACTTCTGGTTTTGGCAACTCTTTTGCTTCCTCTATTTGTGCTTGAAGCGTAAAATATGTTCCTGCAAGCATTACTGCTCCTCCAATCAACATACCTATTGTTTTTAAATCTAATTGAACATTGGTGTCTTCACTTATCTTTGTTGCCATTTTATTTCTTTTTTCCTCCACCTCGAGCTCTATTTGATTTTTGCCTTTCTAAAACAAGCCTTCCACCTCGATGTGAACAATCCATTTTATCTCCTTTACGAGATTTTTTATTTTTCCTGTTAAATAGATTACATTCAATTCTTTTTCGCACAGCTTCTTTTTTCTTCTGCGCTTTAGCACTTGTCTTTCTGTGCTTTTTTCTTGCCTCAGGGTTATTCCTGTAATATATTGCTGTTCTGCTTAACATTGCTTCCTTTATTTATAAGGAAACATCCTGTTAAGTGAATCTCTACGCTCATCACAGCCACACGGTTTTCCCATTTTTTTAGAGATAGTTTCAACAACTTTTTTAACTCCAGTTGCTGTTGTTACTTTCTCTATAGTATCTCCTAGCCCTCTGCTTTTCATATAGTTACAAATTTAATAAAAATATCATATTAATATTTACCCCTTCTGGAGCTTGGTGATGACTTTTTGGAGCCACCTTTTCCAGCCCATAAATGCTTACATGCCCAATATCTGGCAGTTAATTTGTTTGTTGCTGAGGAACACTTGTGTCTAGCTTTGAATGATTTTCTTGCTGCAGCAGAATAATTATGTCCATATCCTTTTGCACCAAAATGAATTAACTTTTCTTGTCCGTTTGCACAAGCTTTAACCATCTTCTTCTTGCCAGCTCTATCACTAGCTCGAACAACATTACACTTCATTTTTGCTTTATCTGCCATTACGATACGTCAGTTATTTGATATGATATATATAATATGATTTTTGTTACGGATGTTCCTGTTTCAGTTACAGAACCATCAGTTGTAAGCTCTATTGCATCAATAGCTGCATCAGTACCACTATTCTGATACTCGTGATAAAAAAGCTCAGATGCATTTCCACTTGTATTGCTATCACTAATTACAATTAACGTAGTTGATGCTGTTTTATACTTGATTTGAAGTTCATCACCAAAAGCAAGATTATTTGTTGCTGTTTGGCCTACAACCTTAACAATTACACTACTTGGTATAATTATGTGGTTATCTATTTGGTCGAACAGGATAACTCTTGTTGTGTCCAGGGCTTTTAATTGCTCATTAGTAATTTCTATCTTTTTTTGTAAAACCACACCACCTTTACCGATAAAACTCTGAAGATTAGCAATAGAAAAGTTTTTTGTCTTTCCATTGTCTGCTCCTTGAGTTCCATCTGTTCCTATCAGCTTATCTGCTGGATCAATAGTTGCGTCTATTGAGTATGTACTAATTTTTGCCATAACTTACCTTTTTGTATATTTTTTTGTTACTTTTCCAGCTTTTGTATTAGCAACTACTGTTTTACCTTTTGCTCCTGCTCTTTTTTTCTTTCTTGCAGTTTTTGCTCTCTCTGCTTTTGTCATAGAGATAGCCTTCTTATAAGGTAAACACCTGTCTGGGTTTTTCTTATTTTTACTAGTACCACATTCTCCTTTTATAGAGCCATCTGTACCAATACGAACCCAGCGTTCATCACGCCACTTCTTCAACTCGCCCATTAGTATTTTTTCTTTTTACTAGCTGGTTTTTTCTTTTTTTTCTTTTTTTTGGCTTTAGATTTTGCCTTACTGCCATGATACATAACACATTCATTTTAAAATTAAACTTATCCTTTACGGTTTTTTCTTAGTTTCTTAAAGTCAGCACCAGTAATCTGGTCAAACGGAGGTGCAAGTTTTGCAATCTTCATTTGTGCTGGCGATAATTTCTTTTTCTTTTTCTTTTTCATAATTATTTGCTATGAACTTTTTTTACTTCAAAGTTAAACGATTGACTCGCCCCTTTGTGTGGTTTATATCCACCTTTTGGGTCTTTCATTAATTTTGGCATACCCTTACCTGATTTCATCCAGTGATAGCCTTTTGGTGCTTTTACTTTCATAATCCAAATCTTTTACTTTTTCTTTCTTGTCTTCTTACGTTTCTATTGTATTTTTTTTCAAACCTTCTCATTTTTCTTGCAGCAGCCTTTTCACTTATAACTCTGCTTCGTGCACTTGAACCAAAGATACCACCTTCTCTTGAAACATTATAAACATACTGACCTTCATCATTTTTAGTGATGCCTTTGTAAACAGACTTACTTTTACCCTTTTCGCCTTTTTCAAAATTAGTGCTTTTTAAAAATGCACCAGTCCCTGAAAAATCCAACATATCATCAGTCAAATCTCTATGTAGACTAAACTTGGTGAATTTACTTGAGTAACGTCCTTTTCTCCCTCTTTCTCTATTTTTTTCATGAAGATACGACCTTCCTTGAATATGCGTTGGGCCAAATTCTTCTTGTCCGTTTTTTTTCTTATTAGGCATTATTTCTTTTTCTTTTTTGCACCCTTTGCATAATTAGGGTCTTTACAATATTTACTTGCTGCCATATTTGCATAAGCTGAAGGGTATGTGTCAAAAGTTCTTTTTGCCCAGGCTATACCTGCTGCACATATTTTGTTACCCTTTTTTCTTTTTTTTAGTTTACTTGCCATAATTACATATTAAAGTTTCCAGGATTTCTTCCTTGTTTTAACATATATTGAAAAGCAGGTGATTTTTTAGCCTTTTTTACTTTTCTAGGATTGTACGCGTTATAAGCATTTGCAAAGGTTTTTATTTTGTCTAATGATAAATTTCTTGCTGATGTAAGATTACTCATGTATTGAGATGGTACTCCTGAACCTTGACCACCTATAGTTTTTAACTCTCCTACTTTTTTAGATGATTTATCAAACTCTTTGTAGCTTGCATATACTGGGTTTGTATGTGTTGGTCTACCTTTTGCGTCAAAAGGTCGTGTTCCTGCCTCTCCTTTAAATCCAGAAAAACCTTTTCCTGCTTTTAAGAATGCTTTTGTTTTGACTTTGACTGCTCTACCACCAACTCTTTTAGAAACATTCTCCATTTTCTTATCATACTTCGTAACGCTTCTTTCGTATTGTTTTTTAAGTCTGTTTAGTTTACCTGGCTTAATACTTCCTGGTGAAAAAGCTGACGAAAACAATGCACTGTAATAGTTCATCATTTTCTTATCTCTCTTACCACCTAATCTTTTATCTATCTTCCCAAGTCTTTTTGCACCTTTGTCAATTATTTTTTCTGACTTTACTTGTCCTTTAACTGCTTTTTTGAATCCTTTACCATATTTTCTCAAACCTTTAGCAAAACTACTTGCGTGTGCTTCATTCATTACACCTATACTGTTTCTTTCTCTCATACCCTCTCCTGTTCTTAGATTCATAGGTGTATTTCTATATGTTACACTTCTCTTGTAATAAGAAGGTCTTCTAGTGCTGCTTGTACCAGTTGTATTTGATGTGTATGTTTTGTCGTCAGCCGAATAAGGCAAGTGCCCTATTCCAAGGTGTGCATAGTTTCTTTCAACAAAACTTTTTCTAATCCCTGTATTTGGGAACTTAAATCCGTTAGCCATAACTAAAATTTTTTTGTGTTACTTTTGTAACAAAGATAAATAAAAATACCATTGAATATTTTGACTGAAAACCCAATAAAATTAAATAAAAGAAGGTCTATTAGAACACAACCAAGAGAAAGAAAATTTAACTTTTTGAAATATTGGAGGATTGTTAGATATTACATCAGGCGTAAATACAAGATATCTCTTTCAGAACATGATATGCTTCTCTATCTTTATGATTTACCATATTTCAAAAGAGAAGATTTTAATTATTACAGCAACTCTATGTCTTGGGATAAGAAAAGGTTTTACAAAATGATGCAAAAAGGCCTGATAAAAGAGTGGAGGGGTGGAGGTGTAAAGTTTGGTAGAAGTAAAATTTATGAGTTGACACACCTTGCTAAGACAATTTGCTCTACTACTTACAAAAAACTTGTGAAAGAAGAACTTATTTCTGAAGACCCAAGGTCAAATCCTATATTCAAAAAAGAAACCTATACAGATAAAGTTTATAAATCTATTATTGAAAAAATGAATTCTAGGTGAATTCTTCATATTTTGCAACTGCATTTTTTAAAACTTTATAATCTCTAATTGAAGTGAGTTTCTTGAGCTCTCTCATTTTTAGTTTACTGCCACCTTCAGTTAGTATATCTATAGCTTCTATTGCTTTTGATATTTGATTGTTTTGTTTTATGATGTCGTTCAACAATACCACCTCTTGTTTAATATCATCTGTAAAATACCATCTAATCATGTATCTTGTTGCGTCTGCAATCTTTGCCACTTTTGTTATAGTAATTTTTTGATTATCATCAAACATTTCTTTGATAATAGAGGCTAAGTGTTCTTTAGTTGGCCTTTTCTTTGTGCCAATCAATTCTCCAACAATTTTCATTTTTGTCTTTCTATCTAATCTTTTAGATGGATTAAATATTATTTTTCTGTATCTAGAACAATATGGAGTCTTTTTTTCTTCGCACACTTCATAAACCATTTCTTCAACCCTTTTATCACCATAGGTTCTTATGATATGACCATTGCTTCTATCTGATAAATGCAGAAATAGCATTACCATCAAGTCTTCATCAAAATTTGGATTTAGATAAATAAACTTTTCTGCAATGTATCTTAACTCATTAAAGGAATTTATTTTTCTGGTAGTTCGGTATAGCGTATAATATCTTACCCCTTTTGGGAAATACAGGTAGTCTTTTCCAGAAAACCTGAAATAAGACTCCATAATGATTCTGTGCCTATTGTAATCAAATAACGGTATTAACATCCTTCATTGTTACAACTACATCCTGCTCTCTTATGGCTTTGTATTTTTTACCTTTTACTCGTAATTCTGATCCTGATATTTTATCAAAGTACACAAATTCTCCAGGCTTTACCTCCTTCACTTCATCGCCTACTGTTATAACCTCACCAATTATATATCTTATATTGAGGTCAGATTTTTCAGTAATGATAAGTCCTAAATCGTTTTTTTGTACAACTTCTTCATCTTTTATGATGATGAACTTACCGACTGCTTTCATACAACTTCTTTTTCTATCAGCTCTGTTTTGATAATTTTATATCCCTTTGCTTTCAGAAACTTAATTGCTTCCTTTTCTCTCTTTTCATTTTCTCTAAAATGATGAAAGATTTGGTTTTCAAATGCATTTGGTGTATCTGCCATATTATTTGTTATTTAGTTCTTCTTCTGTTGGTGCTGTTATCATTTCATATATCACCCAGGGCCACAGCACAATTATAAACCCTATGATGATTTTAATTAGTATCGACATTACTCCTTCTTTTATAATCATATCTTGGTCTTGAATCATGGTAACTATCTTGTTTTTTATCAATAGTGAACTTAGTTAAGATATTTCCCTCTAAATCAAGAACGGTATATCCTTGTCGAACCAACAAGTTCAAAGCTTTTAGTTGTTCGTCAACCCTATTGTTAATGCCATATGATTCAAAATAATCCATTAGTTTTTATTGTTTTCGTCTTTTTTAATTCTTTTGTTAGATATTACGCATGATGTGGTAAGAATGATTCCTGCAACTGAAGCTGCGTTTAATACTGCATTCTTTGTTACCTTGAAAGGGTCAATGATTCCCATTTTAAACATATTACCATATTTCTTTCTTTTTACATCATATCCATAATCCTTTGGTTTTTTGTATATACTTTCAAAAATTTCTTCTGCATCCTCACCTGAATTACTTACAATATTCTTAAAAACACAACTTAATGCCCTGTACACTGCAAAATAGCCATCCAAATAAGAAAGTGAGTGGCTTCGATGAGGTTTTTTGTAAAATTTTCCAGCAACTTGTGTGAGTGCAATACCTCCACCAGCAACTACACCTTCTTCAAGTGCTGCTTTTGTTGCGTGGATGGAGTCATCAACTCTATCTTTCTTCTCTTTCAACTCAACTTCTGAGTTTCCTGCTAATTTTATTGTGGCAACCCCACCAGCAAGCTTGGATAACCTGTCTTGTAAGTGCCATTTATCAGCTTTATTCTTTTTTAGCTTGATTTCATTGGTTAACCACTCTATTGTTTCTTGTTTTTTGGTGTTTTCCACGTTATCAAACACTAAAATTGTCTCATTTATGTCTGAAATCATGGTTTTACACGTGCCGAGGTAAGATTTATCTATATTTTGTGATGAATCACCAGACATTTCTGAAATTATACGCCCTCCAGTCATCATTGCCAAGTCTTCAAGCAGTTCAAACCTCTTAATTCCTATACCTTCTGGTGAAATAAAGTTCGCAGTCAGGTTTTTTTTGTTAATATTCTGTGTGATGAACAATTTTACTCTGTCATCAAGCTCTGAAATGATTAAAAGTGGCCTTTTTTCCTTGATTGAAGCTTCAAAAGCGAAATGTAATCTTTCATGCATGTCAATTTTAGTGTCACTAATAAAAATTAGAGGGTTTTGAAACTCAACTGTTCTTTTTCTGACGTTATTTATAGAAAAAGGCGTCCCATATCCTTTTTTGATTCTGGTTCCATTAGTTATTTCTGTGTAATCTTCACTGGTTGTGGAGTCATCCATAGTTACTACTCCGTCTTTTCCAACCTTCAAATATGCGTCAGCAATCATACCACCTAGATAGGTGTCACCATTTGCCGATATTGTTGCTACTTGGACGAGGTTTTGGTCATTGACTTCTTTTTTTAGTTTTTCCAAACTTTGCACCACATCTTTTGCAGCTTGTTCTATTCCTTCTTTTGCTTGTGTAACATTTTCAAACTCTATTTCGAAGCATTTATCAATGATCGCCTTTGCCAAAACACACGATGTAGTTGTACCATCACCTGCCTCTGACGCTGTTTTTTGTGAAGCTTGCCTTAAAATACTGACACCTAGATTCTGGACAGGGTCTGAAAGTATTACACTATTTGCTACGGTCACTCCATCTTTTGTTATATGTGGGTTTCCGAACTGGTCTTCAATTATAACTGTTTTTCCAGAAGCACCTAGAGTTGAGGACACGGCTTCTGCGAGGATGTCTATACCTTTTTTAAGTTCAGACCTCCCCTCATCAGAGAAAGTTATGTTCTTTTCAATCATAAAAATCTATTATATTCTATTCTTTTTATTTCTTTTTATATAGTTTATATAAACTAAATATATTTATGTTTGTCGTTTTTTCACCATATGATTCAATATACTTATAAATACACGCATAACTTACTGACAATCAGGGTTTTCTGTTTGTCCCTTGTTTGTCGTTTGTTTGTCGCAGTATTTATCTAGTTTCTGCTGCAACAACTGTATACGTAATTTGTTCGCCCCTGAGATTTTCATCTGAACAATTTCTTGCATCAGGCGAGAATATAATTTGGACATAGTGATCTATTTTATCGTCAAACATACCACAAATATACAAAATATTTTAATGTGGCATATTCTGGTAAATAAATGCACACTATATATACTAGTTCAAGGTGTTAACCATTTTAGGCCACGCATGTTATAAGTGTTGAGGTAACATACGTTTGCTACCTACTACGTGTATCTGTAAACTTACTTTTTTTACCCCACCCCCCTTATACCAGCCATCGTCTGCGCTAGACTTTTTGCCTTTTTATACTTGTTGTGGCCATTTCTATTCTACGTTGGAATCGGTCTCGAGGTAAACCTCTCGGAATCTATGTATTTTTTTCTCTTGCGTTCACAATCATTCGATACCCCACCCCTATCCTTTATCATTACCTAAACATATCATACCCCTTGTCCCTCGCGTCTTCCAAGAATATGGTCAAGGTGCCAAGCATTGCAACTACGTTGCGTGGTGGTTCCTCACCACACTTCCATATGGAACGCAACCTCACAACGCAATGTCCTTTGTGTTCGTCAACACAAGTTTTGCTGGCCACATTCGCTTCGCTCATTTGCAAAACACGGTGTCATTGCTTCTCGCCTCGCGCAGATGTATTCACTTCGTTCATTTCTGCGAGGGAACCTCTGCTCGTCTCGGTGTATTGTTGCTATTTATAATATCGAGTTTACCTTTACTTCCATCCTTGCTAATTGATACCACTAGCACACTTTTGAATTAGTTGTTCATAAATATATTTATTTAACTCCGAAAAGTATCATATAGTTACGGATATGCCAAGGACTTCACAATCATCCAGTAGGTGATTGCTCGCGAGTATAGTCGAAATTTTTATGCTAAAATTTTCGCCTCTATCCTTGTCTTTATCCCTAACGATATGATTATCGAGGCCTAAATTAAATAAATATATATTATTATGAAAAATCTAATTGATTACAAAAGCGTGCCAGTTACGGCATCAGTTATTAAAACGGTAAACTCTAAATCAGTTTATCTTTACAACATTGAATCTCTTGACGGTAATACTGTCTACAAACCTAAATTCATTCCACAAGTTTGGACTCGTAAGTCAGACGGTAAGCGTATGGTTATCTCTGCTACTCAAGTTGAAGACAAGTTTGTTGAGTTTCCACTTTCAATGAAAACTCCAGCAATGTTGATTCCTAAATACAATGGTATACACGGTTGTATTGATTCAAGGCTTGTCAATGGTAAATCACAATCATTTTATCAGATGACTGATAGATACAGAATTGAAATACCAATCTGGATGTTCTTACCTAACAAAGACAAGAAGAACAAGCCAATTCCAAAAACTGGTTTCCAAGTTATGTTACGTTCTTTGAAAACAAATCAAGACGTCAAACAAGTTGACTTATTTCCTAATGATGACAGTCAGTATTCAGTTGCTGAAGACATCGCTTACAAGTCACAAGTTGCAAAAGCATTTGACTATCGTCCTGACGCTAGTTCATTTGCTACTGACTTCAGTCTTGAATCACACAATGAATCACTACGTCAATGGAATGAGGAACATTCCGACTATGTTGGATTCGGTTCTTACTAGTATTCTTTGAGAAAATCAAGGGGCTATCGCCCCTTTTTTCTTTGATATCACAATCATTTATTGAACGGTATCGGCTCTAGTTATCCTGAACAACGTGACAAACTAGAGTTTTTCTCGCAACTTCGTTGCAGTTTTTTTTATGAATTTTATATTCTGTTATATATTATTCAAAATTTTATTGTTTAACTTAAATCTAATATTGTGGCAAAATCTATCCCAACTTTAGAAAGTCCTGTGACTGTTTCATTCAACGTAAAAATGGAGACAGACAAGGCAATCATTGCTGAAAACATTCAGTTAAATGGTCAAGATTACATATCATCTACAAATTTACCAAAGATGTATACTGTAATACACAACACCGACAAAAATGGTGTAACAACTGCCGATGTAGAATCGTGGGTTCTAAAACAACGTGCAGAAGAATTGTATAATCCTAACAAACAAGACGTTGCCAAAGAACTTCTTGCTGTAAGATACAGTCAAGACGAGGTCGAGGCAATGCCGTGGGATTAACATAACACTCAAGTGTGTGGTGGTGTATCTCTTTACGCTCATATGAACATCACCACACCTTGTTTAAATTTATAATTATGAATATATCTACTCACATAATAAAACATATGGTTGATTCTCTTATGACAGTAAAAGATAAACCAGTAGAATGTTTGGAAATGATTGACCATTTCAGAGACGAGGCTTGTAGAATTCAATGCTTCCTTGACGAACAAGAAGAATATTTCCTAAACAAACCCTTAAAATTCACTCCTCCGGAGTAGGCTTTTGTGATTTTATTTATTTGATATACGAGTTGATACGCAGTCGTATCGTAATTGCTAGCACTTTGACGCTACTTCTCGTTTTATTTTAGACGTAATGCAAATTATAACAAATGCATTCGTAAGTGTTATTCGCTCCAGGGATTCCCATTGGACGGTTTAACAGCGTCTACATGGCCCTTTCGTCTAGTGGTAGGACGTCACCCTTTCACGGTGGTAACGCAGGTTCGATTCCTGCAGGGGCTACTATTGTTTTTTACTAACAATTTGTTTATATTTATTATATGAAAATACTTACGAAAACTCAAACTGGTTCGTCAACCAGAACG